AGAAGAGAACCGAACGCGAGAGGAGGCGAGCATTCAGCCAACGCGTTGGAAGGATAACATTGTCAAGTGCGTCGTTGTCCACTCCGCGCTCCTCCGCGCCCTCCGCGGTTGATTCACCACGGAATTCAAATAGTAGCGATAAGATTCATAAGCTCTAGTCGGACGGCATCACCAATCTGCGTGAGAAGAGTTAACCGCGGAGAACGCGGAGGGGCGCGGAGGGAAGACCAAGGGACATCAAAAAGATCACAGGATAGAGTCGCGATAAGACCTGGTGAGGGGGAGGCGATGATAAAGTTCTGAATCGGATTCGATCAGGCCACACTCTCCATCCCCAAAGCTCCTCGTCCGATTCCCAACTCAATCCCTGGCGAGCTTGGCGCCGTGGCGCGCCACTCTGTTCGGATCCAGGCCAGTGAAGAATTTCTCGCTACGGCGCCACGGCGCGAAGAAGAGAACCGAACGAGAGAGGAGGCGAGTATCTACTCCGCGCTCCTCCGCGCCCTCCGCGGTTGATTCACCACGAATTCAAATGGTAGCAGTGAGATGGAGAAGGTCTGGGAATCCAGCTCCTCCTTTTGTCGCGATGAGCTTCCGTTGCTCAGGAAAGTTGCAGATATGGCCCACACCTGGATCCATCAGCAAAAAGAACAAACCGGCGGTGTCGCTCGCGCTCAACCGCCGGCTACAAGCTTGCTATGCCTTCGGCATTCTTTGTGCGATCATCGACAGGAGAGACTTGATCCATTGGCAAGAAGACGGGGGCAAGAAGATGCAAATGCTGCTGCTTGAACCCATTGTTCAGAAACACCTCTTCGATAGATGCCCTGGGAGCGAAAGCGTAAGCATAGGCAGTTGTAACAAGTCGCTAACAAGGTTCGTAGTACTTCGAAGTCAGCGAAATGCCTCAATCGGCGAGGATCGCAATCGCAAAGTCCTGGTGAAATTTTTTTGATAGATTTCTTGACTTGCACCCTAGAATCGAATAATTTCAACGCTCCTCTCATTACCCCCGAATTTCGCTTGGGAATGAGTCATGCCCCAAAAAGTTTCTCGCCATTGTACAGGCACACGCTCGGCGTTCACCTTGACCGAACTCGTTGTAACCATTCTGGTTGTGGGTTTGCTTCTCACGATCGTGCTCCCAGCTATTAGCTACACGCGGGAGGCGATGCGTCGGGTTGATTGCACCAATCGGTTGAGGCAGATTGGTCTAGCACTCCAGAACTACCACCAATCTCATCGAGTATTTCCAAGACTGGCTCTCCCAAACGGAAGTGGACCACTCGTCGCCATTTTGCCGTACATCGAAAGAGGGGACGTATACTCAACAATTGACTTCGATCTGGCGTATATCGATTTCAATCGCTCTCTAGTTGGATTGAAGATCGATCTTTATCGGTGCCCTTCAACGGAAGCTCAGGACCGTGCTAGGACTGACTATGTTTTTAATAGAGGTACCAGTCTTGGTTCTGTTCGAAATGGTCCTTGGATGGATGAAAGTGACGAAACTAAAAGTCAGTTCCCAAAGCTGGGAAGTTTCTCTCGTGGTTCTGCCAGAACGGCTTTGGTATCAGAAGCTTGTCCATCGACTAACACTTCAAACATCGGGGCTGTGTGGAAGATGCCGAGATCTAGTCGGGTTGATCAGGTAGGTGATGAGATCATTAATAGATGCGTTAATCTATCGACTCTAACAAAAAGCGACCTCGATAATGGCAGTACGTGGCTAGGCTTAGCAGTTGCAAACTATTACCACATTCTGAATCCATGCGATCGTTCTTGTGGGAACGGAAATCTAGTGCAGTCATCGCTTTTCACCCCCGTCAGTTTGCATTCAAAAGGCGTTAATGTGCTCTTCGCAGATGGGCATATTGAATATCAGGCGAGTACAATTGACTCCAATGTTTGGAGGGACATAGGCACTCGCTAACTATTGTTAGAGTTGTTCTTTTTAGGAGACAGTTCATGTCTAGGGATTGTGTTCGACGGCTACTGCTTTGTGGTTTGACTTTAGCATTCGTATCTCCAATCAGTATAGGACAAGAGGAGGAGGAAGGAGGTAGTGAGACCTCTTACGAATGGACTATTTTGGACCCCAACTTCGATGAGGGAATAATGTATTTCTCCGGACAAGTTGCAGCAAGCGGAGAGGCAAGTAGCGATTCTGCATGGGTGTTATTGATGAAGGATGGCCCGGGAAACGTTATGAGTAGTGACAGTGGGTATGGCCAATCGAATACATGGGCTGCAATTCTCGCTGAACCGCAGGGTGGTTGGCCTATTCCGCAAAACCTTCCCTTTATCGCGGGAAATATTGAGCTGCGGGTTGGAGGTGCGTTGAAAGATACAGCCCAAGTTAGGCTTATTCCATAGAACTTTTCGTTACTCTGAGCGCCTGCTTGGAGAAGACCATGGGGTATCGGATGTTACGTAAGAATCTTTGCCTTCTACTGTGTTTCGAATACGTCGTACTTTTCCATGCAGGATGCTCAAGGGAAGTTTCAAAACCAGTAAAGGCAGTGCTTTCAATGGGAAAGCTGTCTGTCAATGGTCGATCTTTCGATAGTGGGGAAGTGGTTTTTCTAAATCGTGGCGTCGAGATGACGTTCTCCGCCAGACTGAGTCCCGACAAAGTTACTGTGTTGGGTAATGGAGGTGTAGTTCACTTCGATCGCGCAGGTTTGATTGTTAACTCGACTAGCTTTCCGAGTGCGAAGCAGGGAAATGACGGAAGATACATCCGGTTCAAGATCAAACTTCCAAATGACCTTGAGCCAGGTGAACTGAAGATTAAATTCCGAAGCAAAGGCAAGGTCGTTGCAGAAGCTCTAGCACGAGTGGAATAGGTTTCGGACTTGCGTTTTTGCAGTTTGTCTTGCCTCTCTCCAAGGTGGAACTCTCCCTGATTAGGCTAGCATAACCTGATTCCAGGAGGATTCCGATGTCCAAACCAATCCGATGACCAAACCACCTAGAAAGTTTACCGCGAAGCAGAAGGCTGCCATTTGGCGTAACGAGACCGAATCCGGGACTCGCTACGGGGTGAACTTCAGCCGAGTCTAAAAGGCTAAACTCTCCATCCCCAACGATCCTCGTCCGATTCCCAACTCAATCCCTTGCGAGCTTGGCGCCGTGGCGCGCCACTCTCTTCGGATCCAGGCTAGTGAAGAATTTCTCGCTACGGCGCCACGGCGCGAAGAAGAGAACCGAATGCGAGAGGAGGCGAGCATTCAGCCAACGCGTTGGAAGGAAAACATTGTCACTAACGACTCGGTATCTACTCCGCGATCCTCCGCGCTCCTCCGCGGTTGATTCACCACGGATTCAAATAGTAGCAGTGAGATAGAGAAGGTCTGGGAATCCAGCTCCTCCTTTTGTCGTGATGAGCTTCCGTTGCTCAGGAAAGTTGCAGATATGGCCCACAGCTGGATCTATCAGCAAAAAGAACGAACCGCCGGCTACAAGCTGCTATGCCTCCGGCATTTTCTGTGGGATCAATGCGTAGATAGACTGGATCCATTTGCACCACACCTTGCCCGGTGCGGTGCCTAAAAAGGGCCGGGGCACGCGTTCCAGCCGGGGGTTCTCAGTAACCACTGAAAACTGCTGAGGATGAAAGAATGCTCTCGGCAACCGAAAGGTTTCGTTTTATCAACGAATTGCTTGAGATTTCGTAAGTAGCGATGAGTGGACTCGAACCACCGACACACGGCTTATGAAGCCGTGTGTCCAGAAAGCCACCTCATTTCCCACTGACTTGCGGCAAACCGCACCGGAACAGGAACGCATCCGGAATTCTACGGCGTATATCGTTTCATCACTTTCCCCCGAGAGGAGAACGAATGGCCATGCTTTTGAAGACAGCCCTCGAACAAATCGCTATGGAGCACGATCTCTGCTACAAGACCCAGAACATGTACTCGCGGTCGGTTCGGAGATTTTCTGACTGGCTTGGCAAGCAGGCGCAGTCTGACGACCTAGAGCGAGACAACCTCAACAAGTTCATCCAGTACATCCAGCAATCTCGATCCAACACTACCGCAGGCAACTACCGTCGCGCCTTGTGCCGAGTCTGGAACCACTTGACTCAGGTGGAACATAAGCCTGCGTACGAGATCAAGCGGCTGCGACGCCCCAAAGCCGAAGAGACCCCCGTCACGGCATGGAGCCTTCAGGACTTTCACGCATTGCTGCAAAGCGCAAGCGAACTTACGGGCTCTTTCCGAAACATACCGGTCCACCCAGGGGACTTGTTCACTGCCATGATTTGGGTCGCCTACAATACTGGTTTGCGACCAACCGACTTGTTTTTGATGCAATGGGCGGATATCGATTTTGCGACCAAGAGCATTTGCCTTATCCAGAACAAAACCAAGAAGCCCCATGTAACGTTCCTAGACGACCCGGCGATCGAAGCCTTGCAGAAGATCCGAAATTCCGATCCGGAGTTTGTTTTCCCGGTGACCTGGACCGTCGTCCGGAAGTGGATGGAGAAGATCTTTCGCGGGGCTGCGAAGTACGGATTTCGTCGCGTACGGGGCAAGAATCTTGGTACACTCAGAAAGACGAATGCAACCCAAGTTTACATCAGCAGTGGCGAGTCAGCCGCCGCTGAGTCGCTCGGTCACACGAGCGGAACTCGGATCGTTCGCAAATTTTACATAGACCATAGAGCACGCCGACAATACTCTGTTCCGAGGCGACCAGATGGATACGGACCAAGCGAAGATCAGGGAAATGATCGAGAAGGCAGTCGAAGCTGAAAGAGCCCGTTGCACTTCACTCATGGACATCTATCGAAGCGAGTTCAGCGGGAGCCCTCTACAAGCCGTCTGGACTCGCGTCCGAAACCTAATTGCGACAGGAGCTCCTGCCAGCCAAACAAGCCTACACGAGCAGCTTGGCGAGTTGGAGGAAGATCGCAGCGACTTTCGCTGAATCAACCTAGGCTACCACGTCGACAACGCCGTCCGTTTCCATGTGCTGTCCGCTACGCAAAAGTATGCATAGTTTGCGTCGTACATGCACATCCCTCGCGTGCCTGGAGCTGAGGCGGATGTAGGCGTTCCCCAAATGACATTTCCGAGATAATCGAGGTCCGGCCAAGGGGTCGACCCGTCCCCGATTTTGAGTAGCCTCGAATCAGTCTCGAACCCTAGCTCACCATCTCCAAGCACCGCATCAGCCGCCAACCAATTAGCAGCCTCGTCGCGCCGCAAGATGATCCTTGTGACAATCGCGGACATCGCTTCCGCAACGAGCTGTTTTACCTGCAAACTACTTAGTGCTTCTGATTCCATTTGGCATTTCCTTCCATGAGGAAGAATCGCAAGGGGAGTCGCCCACTTCAACTTGTGGAACGTACTTCTACAGAAGTGCGATGCCTTCGTCCCGAGAAAAGATGCGTGGAGCATCTCGAGTCCAGCACCGCATGGGGAAACAAAAAAGCCCCGGGGAGAGAGCATCACGCCCGAAATACTGCTGCCCCCCGAGGCTTCAATAAAACTATTCGATCAAGGATTTTGTTTCAAGCGTTTGTCTTGTGTGCGAAAGAGAAATTTCAAGCTATCGGCATTTTGGTGATGGACTGACCGGTGCCGATCGCCGTGAAGATTGGGTGAAAATGCAAGTCTGCTCAGATGGTTTTGCTATTCTGAGGTGAGTTTTCCTGGTCGATCAGCATTCACAGAATTTTCTAAACCGATGAAACGATTCTTTACATTTCTCGTGACCGCCATGGTCGCACTCAGTTCCGCTCCAGCTTTTGCCTGGTCAGAATGCGGTCACGCGATCATCATGCAATTGGCCTACCGGAACTCCTCAGCTGCCGAACGTGCCGAAATCGAACGTCTCATGAAGGCGCACCCACGGTTCGCCGATGATTTTGCACCACCGAACGGCATCCAGTCCGACAGCAGCAAACTCGCTTGGATGATCGGTCGGATCGGTTACTGGCCGGACGTCGCCCGACGCCAACCCGAGTACCATCGGTCGACTTGGCACTACCAGCTTGGAGCCTCGCTGGCGATCGGAGACAAAACCAAGCTCCAGGTCCCCGAGACACCCGGACCTGTCCCCGCGGATGCCTCTCTCGCCACCCAGGACCTTCACATCGTCCAAGCCGTCCAGTTGTGCAGGTCGGTCCTGAAGGACAAGAGCCGCCCGGACGCCGATCGAGCCGTCGCGCTTTGCTGGATCGCTCACCTGGTCGCCGATGCCCACCAGCCCTGCCACGCAGGCTCACTGTACGTCGAGGGCGTCTTTCAGGAAAAGGATGGGGACCGAGGAGCAAACCGCATCCTGACGGCGCAGCGGGGCAACATGCACGCACTGTGGGACCAGCTCCTCGGTGATAGGTACGATGAGGGAGACGTCAAACGTCGCGTTGACGAAATTGCCAAGCTGAATGTCGATGCGGGGTCCAATGAACAGCAGGTCAACCCGACCGTCTGGATCGACGAAAGCCGCAAGTTCGCCGTCGAGTCCGTTTACACCGACGAGGTTCTGAGCCAAGTGGCACTTGTCAGCCGAGGGTTGGCCACCGAAGTGCCAAAGGTAGACCTCTCCGAGGCCTACCTGAAAAAAGCGGGGCGAGTAGCCCAGGAGCGGGCAAAATTGGCGTCGGTGAGGCTCGCAGCGGTGATTGGGGAGTGTTTAGAGAAGGATTGATGTCCCTCGGAAAGCCGCATCACCTTGAAGGACGGAATTCTATCAATCTATGGCGGCGTGTTTCGAAGAGGTTTACAATCCGGCAGTCTTTACGCCAACGTACCGCAGTGGGAACCCGCCATGTCACAGCCTGAGCAACTATCGCCCGACACCGAGATTGAAACGCCATCGGTGTTTAACCCTTTGAATCTAGCACTGTGGGCACTATTGCTAGGCGGAATGAGCTTGGTTGTCGGCGTAGGTGTCTATAAGCACAAGCAACGAGTTGCACAATCAGACGCGCAATTCGATAGTAGTTCTTATGGCTTGGGAGGTGGTGGCCTCGGAGGATCGCTTTCCGACGTTGAATATGCAAACGCCGCATTTTCCGGTGGTTACGCGATCCAGGACGATTTGAGCACGGAACCGATCGATAGTACAATTCGACTGCCTGCGACAATGTTCCAGGAGGCATTTCCTGATTTGAAGGACTCCGATGTTGTAGTCGTAGACTTGAATACGCCAACGCCGCAACCAAGGATTGAGCCGCAGACGACGACTGCAGCCGCTGTGGTACCCGCCCCGCATCCTGATTTTCCGGTTACCCCCGAACTCCGCGCAAGGATGCAAACCTCAGACGAGTCGCTTCTCCAGCTGATGGCAATCCTTGAGGGCGCAGCTAAGCCCAGTCCCGAGCAAATCGCGTTAGCCGAAAGGGAGAGGGCTGAGCAAGAGAGGCAAATGCAAAATGCACGTGCACTCGGATCATTATTCCAGGCCTTATTGACCGGCGGATCGGGAGACGACGAATACGATCCTGATGCAAGACAGCGCGAGTTCGATCGACAATATCGGGCTGAGTTTGAAGAGGCAATGCGGTTGGAACAATCCAACCGCGATACTCGCTGGCCATAAAGTTGAAACTACGCGGCCGCCAACTCCCCTAGCGTCTCGGCGAGCTTGGCTTGCACGGTCACCATGTCGAGGTCCGGCCAGTAGACGGCTTTGAGCGATCCGAGGATCGCGAGCAACAATGTCGGGAGCGATTGCTGCACGGATGCATTGGATAGCAGATCGCTCATGAGCCCGTTCTCGACGGCGTCGCGTTGAGCCATTTCCGATTGGTACCCTGCGAGTTCTTGCTCCTTCTGCGTTCGCTCGGGGCTCGGGCCTTCAGGAAGAGCAGCGATTGCCTCTGTCAGCTGCGCGATACGTTGCACGAGCTGTGCGTTATAGGCCTCGCGCTGGGCTCGCGTAGCGGCGTCCTCGAAGCTAAGCGTGTAAAGCGAGGGATCGCCTTTGTCTTGATTGTTGGAGAACAGCCCCACCTTGAGCGTGATCGACTTGGCGGACTCGTATGGGATGCGAGCGTCCCATTGCATTTCGCGCACGTAGAGCGGGATTCCACCGGCAGCTACTTCGGGCTCGCTCCACTCTGTGAATTCATCTAGCGCGTCGCTGAACACGTCTTGCCACAAGGCGGTGAGAGTTGGCAGTCCTCCGGCAAGCAGAATTGATTCGGCCCAAATCGTCTCCGGATTGGCGATCGTCGCCTGAAGGTTCGCGATTGCTGCGTTGTCTTGCTCGGTCTTCGTTGGCAGTGCTTGCAGTTTGGCCAAGTGCGCTTCGAAGAAGGCTTTCAGCGGGAATCGATAGTTGGCAGCCGGTCCCTTCACCGACCCCATGTAGGGAGTCACTTCGCATTCGATTCCAGGGAGATCGACTCCTTGGCGATAGAGGTCCTCGCCGTTCTGGTTCATGTAGCCAGTTGCCTCCCACTTGATCGTGGGGCGTTTGGTCACACGAAGGTGCGAAATATACGGCAATGCGGATCGTACTTCTGACATGGTTTCCCCAATGATTAAGGTTGGAATTGTTTTTGTGGCCAAGTCGAATCAGAGTTTGCGAGATCCAGAATCTGCGAATTGCTGATCGTGCCGATTTGGGCGACTAAGGATCGTTCAGTTGCAAAACACGCGTTCACGTACCATGCAAAGCATTCATAGATGCGAGTAACCTGTTGCGAGGTGAGGGTAACATTCACTCCTCCCCTTGGCTTGTATTCGAACGCTACCGTTGCTCCTGGGCGTAACGTGATGTCCAGCAACATTCCCTGCCAAACGGGCATCTCTTCGCGTAGAGTCGTCACTTCTTGCGTACCTACACGAATACCGCTGGACTCGCGCATCCAACGAATCTCCGCCAACCTAATGAGTAGGGATTCATCGGAGAGCTCTTCCGTTTCAATTGGCTGCACCGTCCATTGCTGGTACCAAACTCCATCCAACAGCACTGGGTTTTGAGAGTCCACGCACAATTGATCGAACTCAACGACGGGCGGAGTAGTTGGCATTACAGGGGTTAAGCCAAGTGATTCGAGTTGTTCGGTAGTGATACCGTCAGGATATGAACCATCTGGCTTGAGCAAGAATTGTTTCATCAGAACTCCGTGATGATAAAAACTGCGGCTTTGCCACCATTGCCGCCCGCACCAGAAGCAAATCCGTTTCTTGACGCGCCACCACCGCCACCACCACAACCATATCCGAGTGCATTACCTCCATTGCCACCAGGACCAGCGGTGTTAGATCCACCACCACCGCCTCCCAGTCCGAGCATTGCTCCGAGGTGACTGATTGTTTCGACTATGGTTGCTGGCCCATCACTTCCATTACCTCCACCAGCTGCACCGCCGCCCGTCGATGCCCCTATTCCAAACCAACCAGCTTGCACACCTTGATCTGTGTGGTGTCCTCCACGACTCGATGCGTTTGCAGCAGATACTCCACCTCCTGCGGCTCCTCCTGCAATCATGAAACCCATCGGCGCAGGGGCTGGTACTCCTGCTCTGTTTGCCGCCCCGCCACTAGTCGAAGCTGCTTCACCTGCGAATGGAGCAATTATGTTGGCGGTTGTTCCTCCACCACTACCGCCTCCACTTCCGGCAGCGCCTCCGCTACCCCAAGCACCTCCACCCGCGAGTAGTCTTATAGGACTCCCAACATCACCGAAACTTGCAGACCCACCATGTCCACCGTTCGCTCCATTGGTGTCATCCGTCGTTCTGCCAGTAGCTCCGGTACCGCCTGCAGTAATCGTTACATCGACAGTGCTTGGCAGTATCGATGCGTTGTAGACTCTCATTCCTACACTTCCAGCGACCCCTCCACCGCCGCCCACACTAGCTTCTCCCGGCGGTCCACGTCTTCCCGATCCACCACCGCCTCCTCCACCGATACAAACGACGGTGACCCGAGTTGCTCCTGCTGGTTTAATCCATGCTGTCGTGCCGGGGGTATCGTAAATCTGCGTCGTCGATGTAGGAGTGTGGTTCGCGAACTCGGTCCCGTTATGCCGTATGACTTGGCCTTCGGCTGGGCTCGTCACAGTTACATCGCTGAGGCCATCCAGGTTCGTGATTCCAGGGACTGTGGATCCCGCCTTTTTGATCACGCCGCCATCGTTGACGAACTTCGCAATTTCCCCTGACGTGGTGTTCTTGACTAAACGGGATAACCCTGAAGCTATGTCAAGCGTGCTTGGGTCCGACGATAACGATTGGAATGCAGAAGTGAGAGTGCCGCTGAAAGCTCCATTGGCTGCTTGCAATGATCCATCATTACCTGCCGAGTTGTAAATGCGAATAGTTCCATTACTAGCTCTGCCAATACCAACGTCTTGGCTGGCTACACCTACCCCACTGATGGAACTTCCACCACCAGAAAAATAGATTTTTGCAGAAGAAGCTAACAGGTAGTCAACACCAGTCCATCGGTGTTGAATTGCACCACTACCTCCACTAGTAATTTCAAACCATCCACTACCTACTGGGTTCGTTCTAAATCCTATGTCCCACGAACCGTTGTTCATCCGAAAGCCAGCCGGTTCATTGGCTGTTGTATTCGTGAAGGTTGCCTGTAGCGTGTTACCGGTTTGTGGTGACGAAACAACTAATCTGTCGTCGACTGTGACTCGGGAATGGAATTGTGTTAATGCTAAAGCAGCAGTAGCACCCTGGGTATAGGTGGCGTGCATCCTACCGTTGGTAGCATCTCTTCGGTATAGAACGTTGCTATTAGCGGTGTAGTCAAGCCATACAGCACTACCAACACCAACAGCACCGTTAAGGTGGGCCACTCCTCCGGCACCGGAGAATATGCCCTGGACGGATGTTACATAATTGTTGAACGTCCCATTGAACGCTTCAAGGCTTGAGAACCCGCTATCTCCACTGTTGCGAACATGGAGATTACCACCACTATTCTTCAGCCGAACATTCGTTCCGAGTTGGAGTTGACCTTGGGGGAAATCAGTCAAGCCAGTGTTGCCGTATATGGTTTGAGCAAAGATCGGGACGCCCGTCCCCGTGGGAGTCACGACAAATGACGTATCGACCATACTCAGCGAGGAACCGATAACGGCTCCAATCGTACTTCGAATGGCGAATCCCGGTGAAGAGGATAGTAATCCGTTGGTCCCGCCCGTTCGAAATACTAATAGGTTTCGGTACTGACCCGCCACCGGAGACGACGGTGCAGTAGGCGTGCCGCCTAGGTAGGCAACCTCGAAAGCCGATTGATTGACAGCGCTCGCAAAAGAACCATAGTCGTTGATCCTGACCCCTGAGCGATCGCCAGTGTTAACTGGGAGTACGGTAATGGACCGCCAAGTCTGCGGTGCCATACCGACCCCCAACAAACCGCGATTGATCTCAACATTGCCAGTGTTCCCCCGAACTGCCAAGTCGTCAGTCAAACCGGAATAATCATTTTGTCCTGTACCGATGGCCGGGCTCGCCGATATGACAATGTCACCGTAAATCGCGCTCCCTGAATAAGTTCGACCGCTGATCGCTCCGGCAATGTACCCGCCTATTTGAGTCAAGAAACCCATTCGAGCGTTGGCGGGAGTTACGAAGTTACCACCGGTGTCCGCGATGATCTGCAGTTCACCGAGTCGAGTCTTCCTGTACCAAGAGTTCCCAGAGTCACGGACCTCCAAGGCTGCAGCGCCCGCGTTCCATCGAAGGAGATGCCCTGCGGCTCCGCCGATCTGCAATGTGCCCGTCGCGACAACATCGGCGAACGTGTTGAGTGCGGAGAAGACGTTGCTCGCGTTCTTCAAAGGAACATTGCTGCCGAGCCTCGCATCGGCAATTGTCCCCGTTAGCTTGCTTGAGGCGATCGCGGTGATCCACGCCGGATCGGGGTACGAGAAGTCACTGCGGACGACTTGCGCGGAGAGGCGAGCGTTGGCGAGCGTTCCTGTGACGAGATCGGAGGCGCTGCCGGATGTTGCTACGGCCGCGAGGGATGACGTCGGGGTGTACGCAGCGAGGGCGGCCGCGATTGCTGACGAAACATCGCTAGGCTTAACGCTCAAAAAGGGAAGGTCGTTCCATGCCGACGATCCATCTCCCAGCTTAAGATTCTTGGATGTGGTGTCGACGCCCAGTTCGCCTTCGAACAGTACTGGGTTCTCAGCTCCCCAGTTTGTCGCTTCATCTCGTCGCAGTTGAATACGAAGTTCGGTACCGCTCAGCGCAGCAGGATTGCTTAGGGCTTCGACGATTGCCTTTGAGACAACCGGCGCCCTTCTAACCATCGATGCGCATCCGCCGCTGATCACAATTGACTTCACAATGACTCCTGTTCGGAATCAGTCTTGCAATAAAGACACGACGCTTCAAACCGTGGAGCGACTTCTCAAAAAGCTCTTCGCCATGAGCTTGATCGCGTTGGCATCATCGATCGATCGCTGAGGACCAGTCATCTTCTCTCCAAGGAACCCATTGAGCTGATCTTTCTTGATTCCAAGCACCTGCGAAACGATCGGATCGGACCCAAACTCCGTCACCGCAAAGTACGCATTGCACGGCCGAGTCTGTCCACTTCTCGCGATCCGCCCGACATTCTGCTTCACAACAGCCCACGTCCAGTCCAGCTCAGCAACCACAGCGGTGCACGAAACGAACTGCAGACCGTCCAGCCCCTCACCCGCCCGAAGCGACATGAGGAACACCTTGGAGTCGCCCGTCACAAACTTGTTGACCGACGCAGCCTTTTGCTCTTTCGTTTCACTGCCCGTGTACCGAACCGGCAGCAGGTCGCTCAGCTTTTCCATTAACAAGTCATGCACCCTTTGGTGCCAAGCGAACAGAACGACCTTTTCGCCCTGGTCCGTGAACTCCCGAACCATGCTTGCAACGGCATCGACCTTCGCGAGCCCCGTTGCCTGCCGTAGCATGCTATCGAACTCCATCGTCGCTGCCCCTCGATTGCTGGACACATCTTGAAGCAGCGCCCGAGCGAGCTCCTCCGCCTTAGTGGTCGCATCGTTGAACAGCTTGGAGTCCGCCTCAACGGTGCGGTAGTGAATCGAACAATCATGGACCGGTAGCCCAAGCTCGACAGCCGTCCTCCGCAACATCGCTTTCTGCTCTTTAAGGTAGTTCCCAAACGCATCGGGATCTCGAAGTGGTGGAGCCTTCGTAAGCGACACGCTTGTGCACCAATTCGTCTGAAACTGCTCTTCTGTTCCGAGGAAGCCAGGCATCAAACACTCGAGGACGTTGAACGCTTCGCCACCAAGATTGGCGAACGGGGTAGCCGACATCCCCATGCGATAGTCCATCTTCTGACTCAATCGCCTCGCCGCTTTCCATCGCTCCGTTCTTGAACCGCCACGGAGCCCGTGCACTTCGTCATAAACGACCGATCGGCAAACCTTCGCAAGATTGTCCGGCCATTGCTGGAGCTTGCTGTAGCTCAGGAGGTACACGTCTGCTGGTCTAGGACAAACCGCGAGCGGAATCTCGGTTTGGCAAACCGGACAACGCTTCTTCCTTCCGCCGAGCTGGTACACGCGGTCGATCGTCGCCCCGCAGTGCCGACAGTCGACAAGAACGTAGGGACTGTAAGGCATCGTATCGCGAACGATGTGACTCGTTAGCTCCGGTGTGAATTGAGCGATCACGTCGCGCCACTGAATAACCAAGTGAGGCGGACAGACTACCACGGCGGGCCGAAGATTTTCGTCGGTTAATGCGGTGATTGCGGAGATCGTTTTTCCAAGACCAAGATCGTCACCGAGCAACAAACTCCCCACCGACCGCCAGAGGTCCGCGGCCACGATTTGATAAGGACGCGGAGACTTCCCCCGAGCGAACTGAACACTTCGCCCCTGGTAACCTTCCGAGAGAATGCGATCCGCCTTCGAGTGCCGAAGAACGTACAGTGCCGCTTGCTTTCGAAGATGGTTCTCGTGCTCGACCCGCAACGGATATCGCTGAGCAAACCAAAGCAAGTCTCTCGATTGTTCCGGCGTTGCTGGCAAGTAGACCGAATCATCCTGCTTGCTGCGACAAGCCAAAGGGAAGATCGAAAGCAAGCGAGTCAGCACGTAAGGGTCGCCAGAGATCACCCACTCCTTACCGACCAATCGGCACGAAGGCTTATTACTGCCAGACGTTAAGCCAGTAGACACGAACGACCTTTCCTTGGAATTGCATACCGTCCAGTTTGCGATGCGCAGCCACCGTGGTCACAACAAGGATGCTATCGATCGCTTGCGAACCGCAGTACCTAGCCACCTGCTCCATCACGCTTGGGTAGGAGCCCTTTACTTTGCACTCGACACCAAGCCCATCGACGCAAAAGTCAATGACGCCAGCCTCAAGCCTCTTTTCTCTTTCGAATGGAATCTCAAGCTCGATAAGCACCTGTTCCAAGGCCGCTTGAAGCCGATTCTCGTTCGACGTCGGTAGCTTCCAATGTTTCAGAAGCGAAATCAAATTGCATGCTTCCATCGTTCGCCCCAGCGAGTCGATTGACATATCCACCACGGAAGCCAATGACATACCCCTATAGGCCCGAATTACGAAATCATTGTCACGCGACTAGGCGGGAAAGGCTGGCGACGTCTCCACATCTCCCAGTTGATCGACAGGTCGTACTTTTCTTCGAACCAAGCTCGACCGAGCTGCCAATCTTCATCGGTCCAAGCCTGCGGATGTCGCTCGTGAAAGAACACTTCATCACCGACCCATCGCAGCGAAACCTTGTCTCGCTGCAGCAACCACGGCAGCCAATAATCCCAGAACGGCCGTCCAATCGCGTATATGGAGTCCGGAATGGATCGAGCGATCGCATCTGACAAGTGAAAGACATCCAGCCCCCATCTCTCCCTCTGCACGTTTGTGAACGCACCAGAGTAGTTCGTTCGAATGCCGATCATTGCTTCATTGTCACTGAGATGGCGAAGTACATCATGCGAACCCAGGATCTCGATGTCAGAGTTGACTAGAAGAACAGACCTCCCAAACTGGCTCGCCTTTCGAAGCATCGTGTGCACGTACTGAGTTGGAATCTTGAACGCCGTCGGCAAGTCGTCGCATGGCATGAACTCATCGACCGCTACTCGCCCACGAAGCTGACGAACCTCGTCTGAGCTGTTCACAGACACAACATACAAGCCCGCCCGCTTCCAAGACTCTACAGCCCGCACGTGCCTCGCCTTGGGCAATTGAGGAAGCGACGTCACGGCAACGACATGGGAAACTACCGGCTGTTGAATCGACCTCCAATCCGCTGGCTGCAAAACGGCATGAGCGAACACCGACCCAAAAGCACTTTCAATCCGTTTGCGATTTGGATCGAACGGATCTTTGCACCACCTGAGGTAGTGAGCCTTGCTAAAGGCAATTCCCAACTTTCGGGCGCACGCCTCGACATGCTGACGAGCTTGGTCCATCAGAACTGAGGTGTTTCGTTGACGACAGCAATACGGCCAATAGCGACCGAGGTGTTGAATACGTTTGAGTAAAGAAAATTCGACGCATACAAGCCCTGGTACGGAGCCCACGAAAACGTCCTGGATTCGTTGAACAAGGTTTCACCGTACACGGCTGAGTCGACCTTCTTGACGTTGAGTACGCCTTCGCTGATCGAAACATACGGGGAGCCCGTCTGCGTCAGGTACATCTCGACACCACCTGCCTTCACGGTGATCCGGTCCTGGTAGATAAACGAAGTTCTCGACCAAGCGTACGCATTGGGAGCGACCATCTCTTCGTTAACATCCATAGGCCTTATTACGCCGTCCGGGGTCTTAATGTATTTGACCATGACGATGCCAGCTCTCGCCCCGGCCCCCGTAGCATCTTGAAACTCGGCCCAACCTGGATAATTCCAAGACAGCCCAAAATCAATCGGCACTAGATTCAGCTCTTCCGGAACGTCTCTGACGCTGATCGTTCCTAACACCTGCACGTCATAAGTCCCCGGAAGCTCAAAGCGGAACGACTCGCCACTTTGGAAGAAGAGAGCGTCGACACCACTGAACTCGGAACCCAACGCACCAAACTCGTGCCAGAATCCAACACCCGCACGTGGAGACACAACGGAGTAAAATGGGAACTCCCCAATACCATCTACCTTGTATCGAGCGGAAGCCAACGGAGTGAGCGATCTCTGCTGGGCTTGATTGGGGATCACCATCATCACGGGATGGTTGCTGTTACCCTTGTACGATACGCGATGGCTTGTTGTTGAGAGCGATCGAAACGGCCCGTACGTGAACCCACTCGTGACCAGCGACCACTCCCCTGCTTGCAACGAGAAGCTCCTCGAGCCTATCGCACCCCCGCCGAGCGTCTTGTATTGATAAGCTCCAAAACTGCAAACGCCTGTTCCGCTGGCTGGAACCTCCGTTTCTCCGTTGAACGCAACAAGCGAGGCATCCTGCAACACCTGCCCTGCCTTGTTCGGCTTCGTGCAGTAGATCACCGGCATATTTCCGACTTCCAAATCGGACTTAATGTCCACCAGCTTGTCTATCTCCTTCTGCAGGTCCGACTTGAATGGCTGGCTATCTATCTCCTTCCATTTCTTCGGATTGCACGTGAGCTGCATTGCCGCAAACGGCGGGACCTTCTCCCCAGACACATTCACGAAGTATCTTTGATTCTGCATCACTTTGGACCAGCCGGAACGTTGTTTTGAAGCATGGAGTTACTGCGTTTAATAAACGCATCAGTTCGAGCGATACGCATTCGCTCTTCATGCGAGGCTACAACAAGCGAGTGTTCCATTCCAAAGCTAGCGACGGTGGTTGCAAACCCAGACGCATCAATCTGGTAACTCACTTGCTCGATCGTGCCGTCCAGCTCGATCGGAATAAATCCCGAGTAGCTTCCAGTCTCGGGAACATCGGGCAATATGCGCTCGACCTCAGCATTAAGCCGCTTCCTCAACTCCTTCTCAAGTTCTTTCTTGTTGTCCGTACTCTTGCTCTTGTTCGGTTGTTGAACCACCTCCAGGGCCAAATCCCCCCTCACTGCCATCGGCAAGGAGTCGTTTCGATATCCCGTCTTAACTTTGAGAACCTCTCGCCAGAGAGCTCGAGACTTCGGATCTCGAACCGATATCGCCGTGCGAAGGAAGAGCTTTGGCGCGGAGTAAATCAACTCGCCTTGATTCCGTTCGAACAGGTAAACCGGATTACTAAAGACAATAAGCCCCCGCTGCTTGTCGACATTGAACCCGCCTTGATAGATCAACCTCGCATCCTTGTCGTAGTCGTGCGAGAAGCTATCGACATTGTTCTTCCCAAAGCCGTTCTGATCGTAGAACATTCCATAGACGAACGGTTTCTGCCGACGAACCTCGGCGGCTTTTTTCTGCAACGGCGTTTCGTACTCAACGACGGTCTCTGACACAAGCTCGTCGAGGAACTCGATCTGGTTGATGTCTTTGATCTCAAAACTGAGCCCGGGCAGCGTGAACGGAAACTTGAACGTAAAGAGCTTCCAAATGCTTTCTTGAGCCAGGCCGCGAATACGATCCGCCTCACGCCGCAGCTCCAAGCTCTCGAAGTCAGTAAGTTCTTTAAGCGCGTCCTTGTCGGGAAGAACCTTAAGCCCCACGTTTGGGAACATCAACGGGTTCTCCCTTTCCCATGTCGTCACCGGGGTGTAGCTCAGCTTATCCACCGGAACGATGCTCTCGACAGACGCGTCGGTAGCCGTCGGTTTACTCCGTTCGATCCCAACTGCATCCCCGATCTCGATCGAGACCTCCCATATCGTTGGCAACGCATGGATGTGTATCTCATCGGGAGCCGTCTGAACTTTCAACGTGCTCGTGAACTCCGCGCCTATCATCCGAGGAAGCCGCTTCCCAACGCCTCTTTTCGCAATGACGACGGAGCCGTTTAACTGCGGACAGATCACAAGCCCGAACTGATTCACAAGCGATTCAAGAGCTTGAGCCGGGTTGTCGAGATCCCACGTCACACTTGGAAGGGAATCGATCTTCCGTAGCACCGAGACGTCGAAGTTGGTAACTCCCATTTCCTTGAGGCAGATCTTGGCGAGTTCCTCCAGACTCTTCTTCGAATCCGGTATGACGATGCCCCCACGAATGACGTTGTACTCCCCGGACACCTGGCCGTATTGCCACCGCCACCGGTAATCCAAGAGTGTGATCAGACATTCGAGACCATCCGAAAACTGGACGTCCATCGACTGGAATACGCAGTCCGGAAGCGTGAAAGACCGAATCCCGTCATGCAGGAATACTGGCTCCGGACCTGACGGAAGCTCCGGCCTGAACGGAAGCATGATCTGTATCGTGGCTGGCTGAATCCCACGAGATCGAGTGACGGACATCTGCCCGACCCCCTCGATCAGCCCGTACTTGATTCTGCCTGCGACGTCGTAAACGGTCATCGACTCGTCCTTCGCAATTCCACCTGCGTACCGAGGTAGAGCAGCGACTCAACCTGCTCCGGCCACATCCGCAAATCGATGATGGTCCCTTTGAGATCACTGAGAACTCCAGTCCCCTGAACGACGACAGGCGCGACGATATCGCGATCTCGACCGTCCGAGTCAAAATCCAAAACCGCACTCCCACGGACTCGCACCGTGTTGGCTTCCCCCCAGTGCACTTGCCCCTCGTATCCAACGAGCGTTCCGTAGGCTGCCGCTGCAATAAGATCGAATGTGTCTTCATCGACCACACGAACAGCAAAGGTTCGGCCATCAAGGCCGATGATCCCAGAGTAGGCCCGCATATAGACGCGATCCCCGGAGGTGAGTCCATGTGCCGTGCTGAGTATCCTGATCCCTGTCGCTACCGTTGAAGAATCGGCAAGTCCCCCGCCTCCTCCCCCGAATGTCGAGAAAGCATCTCCCCCGTCAATGTCGCCAAGCAATCCGGACTCGGTGTCACCGAACATCGCCGTTTCAACCACGCCCGACTTGCCCAACACGCCGCTTGCCAGCCAACGCACGTTGGTATCGAACAGGTCGAGAAGCTTGCAGGCACCATCACCGTTCACCACCATGGAGCCTCCAGTCGAGACGATCATTGTTGGTGGCTTATTGAGAATAGCCGAGCCACCCATTTGGTTGACGCGAACGATCGTTGCCCCTTCGCTCGCGTAGAACGTCAACTCTTCACCGGATGATCCCGGCACAAGTTGCAGCAAGGCAAGCGAAGAAACATCCTCGGGACGTACACCCAACGCGACGTCACCTTGGACGCACACCAGTTTGTTGGCAGCGTTGGTCCCCTTTAGAGCGACTGCTTTGACACGCGTGCCTGTTTGGGAATAGAGAACATTGCCATCGAACGGACGATTCGCAACGCTTATTCGACAAACGGCAGGCCCTTCGCCCGACTCTCCAAGGCCAATTCGAATCGGCAGGGAACTGACCGATGTCGCCGAGAAGACCAACCAGCTTGGAAGCGTCTCCACGCTGCCATCTTCTCTCACTTCGGCTAATCCAAGACTCCCAGTCCAGCTTCGATAAACATCGACTCCCGATGGAATCGTTGTGCACTCTAGCCCGTAGAGACAGCTTACCGATCCGTCTGCGAAAACGATTTGGTCCCCATCCGCAGGCGTTCTGCCGAGCGACCAATTATCTGCGTTGTTGAAGTGGTTCGGTCCTGTACCTGGCTGCACGACAACCGTATCGAAGGCAGGAACCGAAGCCGAGGAAAGCGTCAGATCGGTACCCGAAAGGAGATGCCGTTCGCCAGCCGTCGACCAGATAACTCGATAAGGACCACCGCTCGCACCAACGACTGTGACGGTCTCCCCCAACGCAGTCAACGCTGACTGCACGTTTGCGGCGCTCGCATTGAACGATAGGTCCGTCGTGTTCGATCCGTTGTAAGACAATCGCCAGAGCCCCGATGTCGGAGCATGCTCAATCGAGATGCTTTGAATCTCCACCTTTTGCGGCTGACCAATCGCAGTCACCGACATTGCCGGTTCGGCCGTAAGCAGATCGCTCACATCGATGTCGACCCAGAACGGGATATCCTCTTCTCCGACCAGATCCGCGTAAGGCTGTGCCTGAAAGGTGATCGTGAACTCTCGGACCAGGAACTTTCTTCCAACGGCTTCCGTGACGACCTCTACGTCGGTCGGCTCCAGAACGGACCCATAGTTCTGTTCGATCTCCGTCAGAGCGTCGAGAATATCGGCCCCCGTCACTTCTTCGTCGGTCAACCAATCGAAGTCTGGACCAGCCGGAGTCCCCAGAGCGTCACGGAACCTCCACTTACCAGAGCACACGCCACCGAGGAATTGATACCGCAGTACCCATTCCTTCATCGGAGTTTGAGGCTCGATGACGACCGCCGATTCTGCCGAGCTACCCGGGAGTATCAGTTTGAAATTGACATCGACTTCGGACTGATCCCCGCAAAACTCAATTTGGTATTGGCCGCCCTCAGCTATCGACACCGCGACGTTGCCGCTACCGAAAACAGACTCGGCTGCCGCGATGATATCGGCCCGCTTGGAAGCCCCCGTAAATCGGTGCGATCTCACCCCGTTCCATTCGAACTGATAGAGCGACTGGTGATTAAGATCCAAGGCCGGAAGCAAAACGACTTTGTTCGTAATGCCGGTACCGGAAACGGTGGTGATCTTGTAGCCCGCGTTGTTGTTCACACCGAGCGTATTGCGTTCGGCGCCGGTGATCACATTCACCTCGAGAGGCACTTCCGCCTCTGGCAAACCTATAGCAACTCCGATCTGTAGCGACGTCAAGTTCACGACTGTCGCATTATCCATCGTAAACCGGAACACCACATCCACGCCGTCTTTCGATACATCGCCGGTGTAGAGCCGCGTTGTTCTAGCGATAGTCACCTGGGAATCGTATCCCGACACCGGCGAATTGATCACGTACTCCAGGTCCCAAGTCGTGGGGACTTCCGGCACTGAATATTCCGGAAACGCCTTCGTGTGCCAGTATCGATTGAACGGGTTCAACGTTGATCCGCCCACCGATATTTGCGGTTGGTACAAGCGAAGTTTGTAACCGCCGATGTTGGTAATCCGAAGAAGGTCAAAATCGTACAAGTAGCTATTGGGCAATGTGCCCGCGCTCGTGTAGTCCTTCGCGGTAAAGGTGTACCCAATCCGAAACTTCGGTAGCGCCATGAAAGCGTCGTACGCGGCGTCGCTGTTGAACGAGACTTCGTAAACCGCTCCGGCCTCATAATCCATCGTCGGCGTAATCTCAGTTCGCACCACGGTAATGTTCGGCAGATGGATCGAACTTAACCCCGCAACAAGCAGGTAGCTCTTGAATTCCGCAGCCGATGCGTCCGCTTCGATGAAGATCGGTTCATAGCTGGTTTCACCAAACCGGTACTTGGAATGCTCGTAAAGCGTGACTTCAACGACCTGTTCGATACGAGGCGGAGGTACGATCGGAAACAGCAAAGGAGGGTTAGGCATTTCTGCCGTTAATCCGCTCAACGTGACGACATACCCAGCCGAGTGTGAACCGGTTACTGTCACCGTCGTGCAAGGCAAGCCAAATCCTTCAATTGCGCTTTTTAGATCGGCTGCAATCGCGTTGTACGCAAGGATCTCGGGGCGCTTACCGTCTGCCGCGATCGCCCACTTGCCGAGCGTAGGCACTGCCGGCCATTTGAGTTCGAACACAAGATCCTTGCCGCTGCTTCCCTCTTGGAGCTGCGAAACACGAATCGCATTCTGGGAAGCGGGAACCGCCGTTGCGACTAAGCTGACAGGCCGACCTGAAGCCAACCCAGCTACGCGAATCGACGGCTGCCCTCCATAGTTCGACACCTCGATCTCCACTTCATCTTCGATACCGCCACCCAGGTTCACGGTATTGTCTTGGTTGGCCGCCGACACGATCGCTTCGACGACACGACTGGCCCGATCTTTCGCCGTTGTATCGGACTCAGGCTGAATAGCCGGATAAGTGAAGCCGTACCGCTGAACACCATCGGACAATTGAAAGCGATCTCCTGGGCTTATGTTCCGCGGTACAAACTGAACGATCTCGCGAGTGGCGACCGCTTGGCCAATCCATCGGTTACTTGGCATAGTCAATTACCCAATTGCATAGTGAGGAATCCCGTCGAGCCGAACTGGCCAAACGTATTCGTAGGTCCATGAGATTTCGCACTCTTCGAGGCGAACATTACCCGTACGTGCACCGCCTCGCGGTCGAATCTCCCGATCGATCTTGGGCTCTTCGGTACGAAGCGCGAACGGCCATATCGGAGGAGGAATCCTGGGGAAATCGTCTCTGCCTACAGCACTGCCGGACTGTACTGCCGTGCACTTTTTGTGTGTCCGAAGTCGATGCCGAACACCCCGGCCAAAGTTGGTTTCTTTGACATCCCACTCGCCGCCTCCACCGTCGATGGAGATAGACTCTGAGAACCGGATGTATTCGGGCGTACCAACCACGGGGTGCATGACCGAAAGTTGGATTTGAAACTGGCGATAGTTGACATACTCGCCGCCGCGGTAGTTCGGATAGGCAAGCATGCGAGGCCGGATCCCGCCTATGGTGTCCGCATTGCGAAACCAGACGGTCGACCGAGTGCCGTCGTCATGAAGCATCCCAAAGTCCATACCGGGCTGGGAGTACGCAAGCTCCATTTCGCGGATGATGGGATCAAGAGACTTTGGCGATTCGAGTCGCCTGTTGCGAAGCCGTCCTTCGATGTTGATATCGGTGACGGCGCGGTAGGGCACTCCCGTTTCGTTTTCCTCAATCGAGGTCGATACGGTGATACCAGTACTATCTTGCCTATGGCGGTAATTGCCGTAAACGACTATCAACTTGGTCCCCTCCGGCAACCAAGCTAGTCGTCCTTCTTGTTAAGCTTCAAACATAGGACTCTATGGGACCCGATGAAGCCTACCTACTTCGTAATTGATCACTCCCCGCACGGGAGATCGTACGGATTCAATATCATTGTAGGATTCAGTTCGAATCAGGGCGAAGGCGTAGATTGGCACATTCGGGAACTGGGTCCTCACCCTTGCGCACATTCCGATAAAAGTGGAGCCTCTCGTGATTACATCGTCAACGAGAACGATTGACATTGGGACCTGAAAAAGTTCGATCGCATTAGGGTCCAAAACTGTGGTTTCAAAGTGGACTTCAGGATCAGGTCGGCCACCCGGACCAGCGGTAGAGGATTTCGGAGCAGGTTTGTGACGACGCAGCAATCGAACCTTAGCGCCTAGATTGTTCTTCGACAACTCGTCACAAATCACGTCAGACGGCCAAAGTGTACCTGGTTGCATCAAACTGCTGCGAGGGACAGGAACCAAGATGCACTTCCTATCCAGAATCTCTCCGAGGAACGGAAACTCCTCGCGACTTTCGGCTACTCGGGTTGCCAGACGTTCTATGGAACGTATTCCCTGAATAGTCCCGTTGTTCTTTACGCTGTAGCAGACGTTTCGCGATTGACCCGAAACATCAGACAGCCCTTTTGGCGAGTACACCAAGTAAGAAGCAAATACCAATTTAGAGGGAAAAGGCGGCTGAGTGCTCATCTACGTCAATTTGCTTGGGAAGGCTGAGCATCAGGTCCACAACCGATTCTTCGTCCAGTACGATCGCCCCATAGTCGAGAAATTTTGCGGGCCATTCCAGTGATTGGTCTTCTACCTGCCATCGAGCCAAATAGAGCGGTCTCCCCAGCCTGAGCGCCTCCCACCCTTGGTGAAGAGAGCCGCTGCCGTCTGCCGCTTCAATGATCACAGTGGCGTGAGAGAGCAATGCCATCGTCCTGTTCCGCATGGGGAAGCAATTTGGAAAAGTCTTGCTTCCAATTGGGAACTGCGAGACCAGAAGATGGTTAGTCGCAATCTCCTCCTGCAATGCTTTGTGCTTCGCCGGATAAGCCTTGTCGATGGGTGTTCCAATGACGGCGATGGTCTTCCCGCCATGGCTGATTGCCGATTTGTGGGCTGCCGCATCAATTCCTTCGGCCAGCCCGCTCACCACAACGAATCCTTGTTCGACTAGCATTTTCGCAAGTCGGGCCGCTCGCCCAATGCCGCCTTGGGACGCTTTTCGCGAACCAACAATGGAAACGCGACCATTCCCATGAAGAAGTTGCGCGTCCCCCCTAACGAATAATCGTTCCGGGGCATTTTTGATTTCGACGTCGTTCAACACACCCATCAGCTCGATTGGCGAGTACTCAGTGATCAAGTCACTTTCTCCACTTTGGCGATGTTTTGAGCCACTTTCGCAGGAAGTTCGCCTGCTGCCATCCAGACTATCAAGTTATTGTCCAGAACTCGCAATCCTTCCAGTCCTGACGGCAAATCCCGACCAAACCCACCGAGTTTTGGAAGGGTGGGACCAGACTTGTCTCTATTTTAGCTGAAATCGGACATCGAATCCTTTAGTGCGGAAAGAACTTCCAGGAACCCTCCTATCCTGCACGACCAGCCGACTCGCGGACGCGGATGTCATTTAGGATGGCTTGTTCGTCGTAAACTGTCGGGGCACCTTCAGGCCGGCCGAGTGAGTAAGAGGCTCGACCGACATTCAAGGCAAACGTCTTTGCTGCTACGCTTCCACCACTTGCCGCCACAGCTTTCAGTGCTAGGTCGTAAACGGGTCTTGCAAATTGCGGAAATGCCCGGCAGATCTGAATAAGCTCCTTCTGTGACAACTCACAATCTGGGGATTGCTCCAATTTCGCGGCCAAAACCGGCAGCCTCTCTCGCGCCATCTTTAATCGACGTGCCTCGTCCGCGCTGGCTTCACTACCTTTTTTGCTATCACGAATAACGAGGGCAACTAGAACACCTACGATTACGAAAGCACCTAGAACAACGAACAGCATGGCAACAGCAATCGGTACTGGAGTAATGGCGACATGCAATGCAAATTACAAGGAACGGGGCGGTTCACGGCCCACCTAGGAGGTCATTGTATTTACCACGCTTCGCGACCGCGATAGGGATCATGTGAAAAGCTTGCCTATTGCTTTTTGAGCCTCGACTCCATCACTTTCGACTGGAAAGCTGTCGCCTTGTCCTGCTGCATCTTTTGGGTGATCTGCTGGGTGATGGTTTCGACTTTCTTATCCATGATCTTGCTTGCCTCGTTCACAACGGAATCCACGATCGCTCCTTCATCCATCTTCACCGAAACGCTGACGTCGTAACTCGCCTGCAACTGTGCTTCGAGGACCGATTTCGTTGACGCGATCTGTTGCTTTTCAGCTTCGATCTCTCCTCCGAACTTCTGGGAGAAGCCGAGCTCTTCCTGCTTGTTCACGTAATACTGGTCCACAAATCTTGCCGTTTCCTCCGTGCCAACGCGAGACAGCAAATCTTTTTCTTCTCGCCCTAGCGATTTACCCCCCTGCGCTCTCGCCTTCTCGATAGCTGCATCTGCTTGGGCCCGCTCTAGGTCGGTCATATCTACATAGGCTCGGCCTGCACTGCGGCTCATCTCCTCGAGGCGTTGCATTCGGGTCGTCTGAACATCGAGCTGCGATCGGATCTCCTGCTGCAATCCCTGCTCGGCAGCTAACCGTTCCGCCGCTGTTTGCGACTGGATCTGCCTTTGCTTTTCGAGACTGCCGATAAGCATGTCGTTGAGGTAGTTCGCATGCTCGTAAGCGTCGTTCAGCTCATCGGCCGAAGCAACGCCGTTCGTCTCCAGCTCCGCAATCTTACTTTCCTGCTTAGCAATCGATTCTCGTATTGTCGCCTGAATCTCCAGTTCGCTGGTAAGCTGCTTGGCGCCCTTGGACGCAGCAAGCTCCGACTGGTCCTTCAGGTTGTCAACAATACCCGCCTGCAAGGCCACGATCTGCGACTTTGCATCTCCCACCGCTTGCATATCCAACGCATATCCAGCATTGAACTGCTCGATGATTTTTTGCTGCTTGGCAAGATCGCTGGAGTCGATCGCCAAGCTCACTCCTAACTCAAGGCCGGTAAGTGCCTCGGACGTCTGAGCCTCGTACGCCTGGCGACTCATGTCGGTTTTCGCCGACAACTGAGTCCTGGTTGTCTCATAGCCGGCATCTCGCTCGATGCCCGCTTTTTCATCGTCGATCTTGTTTTGCAGAATCCTCCGATTCTGCGCATCAGTAACACGCTTCGTCGCAATGTTACTGTCCGTCAAAGCCGCGACGTCTCCGATCACCGGCCCTAAACCAGACGCTCCCGGTAAAGCTTGCATGCCTCTGTTGACACCGCGACCCGCGATGCTTTCCATTGCCCATGCGCCTGTCGAGGCTATCCAAGTGCCAGCCCTTCCCGACACTGATTTGGGATCACCGGTTTCTCCCCGGACCATTTCCTTAAATCCGATCACAGCACCAGTTGCAGCCGCGACAGCTCCAGCAAGCAGTAGGAACTTAGTAGCCAAACCAGCCGCCGCCACCGTTCCGAGCATCCCCGACCCACCTGCTGCAACCCCTCCCGCAGCTCCCGCAACGCGCCCGCCCACGCCGCTTGCGACACTCCCGGCCACGCCCATCGCAGGCATTGTGTTTCTTGCCGCCCCAAGGTTCGCATTAGCAGCAGCCGCCGCGTTCGCCAATCCAATCTCCTGAACCAGAGCCGCATGGTAGGCTCGCATTTGCGCAAACCGCGTCGTCTGCAGCGCCTGCTCGACCATTTGAACCTTTGTAGCAGCGTCGGTTGCTTTGGAGACTGCCTTCCAGCTTTGCGACACCGCTTCGAGCATGTCGACACCACCTTCGAAGATGTCGAATAGCCCCTGGATCACAGCCATGCTTTGCATGAACTTTTGAGTGTTCTCCTCGGTCATCAGACCGAGCTCAGCAAACCCCTTCACCATTTGAAGCGAAGATCGCAGACCTTTTACGGTTGCTTGGTCAACCTGCTCTTGAGCCTCTTTGTGAGCATCACGATAACCCTTCACCGAGGCTTCGGCTTTTGCCATGTTGGCCTGGATCTTCTCCGCCGCCGTGCCCTCCTTGGCAATGTAGCCTTCGACATCATTCGCCATCGCAGCGTAGGCTTCCGACGCGGCAACCATCCTCGCTTCGTACTCTTCCCGAATCTTCTGCGTCACTTGCTGTTCCGCTGTCGGCAGCTTGTCGATCGACTCTTCGATGATCTGCGAGACCTTCGCAAGCTCCTCTTCCGCAATACCCGACAGTTCGTCGAGGACGTTTCGCATCGCGGGAGTAAGCTCATCGGTGAACCGAAGCGCAATCGGATCTCCCGCCTTGCCCCTCGCTTTGTCGATATCGTCACCAGCGTCCATCGCAGCGCTGGATACATTCTCAAGCCCGCGTTGCAGGTCCTGCAGCGAAGGACCTGTGTCTTTAACCGCATCGCCCAAGTCCTTTACGGAGTCGGCAGCTACACCCACGCCGGATCCAGCCATCGCCCCAAGCGAACCCATCTCGGACGCAGCGGAAGGCGCGGCACCGACACCAGCGCTCGGCACTACGCTCGCTTCGGCCCGGATGCGACTCATCGCGGATCGAATCTGAGAGGCCGTTTCGACTGAACTATCTCGGAAGGAAATCAACTGAGCGTTGAGCCCCGTCATCATTCCTTTGACCGACTCCGCCGTGACACCAATCGCCGCGAGTCCGCCTTGCATCCTAGCCTGGCTTTCCTCCACGGACTGAGCCAGCTTCTCGATACGTTTGCCTGTCTGTGGGTTCTCAATGACGCCCACTTCAAACAATACGGAATCGTCATCAGCCATCAGTGCACCTTTCTCGCCTTCTTCTGAGCTCGTCTCATGAGCTTCGCCTTAGCCAACTCGAACACGTTGTCGATCAAGCGGATGTTACGCTGCGTGACAGGACAGTCCAACAAACGCGAACGCATCGTTGGGCACGACTTGAAGCGATGATAGAAATCCAGCATGAGCCTATTCTCCAGTCGCAGCCGCAACCGCCTACCGTTTTCCGGGCTCTTCTTCGGGCAACTGCCACATGGAGGATCTCCCTGCCTAAGTACAGGAAGCATCTTTCCGTCCTCTCCTTCGTACTCGTTGACCTTTCCGGTCTTGAGATTGAACGAGTACTTCTTGCAAGCATTGCAATCGATCTGGGCTGTCCTCGGATAGAGGAGTTCGAACAACAGCCCTTTCTCTAGTTTTTTCGGAGGTCCCCGACGATCACATCGCTGATCGGCCGCCCTTCCGCCACGGCACGTGCCATTCGATCGAGGTCCTCTGCCGTTTGATCAACAGTGAGCTTTGGATCCTCATCCCCACCATCGAAGCCCCATACGACGGTATTGATCATTCGCAGGAACAAAGGCGGCTTTAGACGCAAGACCTTCGCTTTGGATATAGGCATTGGAACTTCCGTATCGCCAACCTTCTCCACTAGCGACCATTCGGTGATCCGCCCTGCAATCACGCCAGCGAACATCTCTTCGACTTCTTTTTCCGGCCTGCGTTCTTTGAACTCGACAAGGATCGCCCGTTCGAGAATTTCAATGGGCCTGTAACGAAACCGCACCTCGCGATGAATACGAGGTGCTGGTTTATAGAAAACTGGAATCGTGTAGCCGTCGTCCTCAGGAAGATAGTCAAGAAGCTCCTGAGGTCCGTTCGTGCTACTCGGAATCGGCTGGCTTGTCATCGGAAGGTTTTGCAATCGTTTGAAGGATAAGAGTCGACGACCCTTCATCCTTTTCATACGACAAGGAAAACTCGACCTTCCCGCAGGCCAGAGCATTGTTCAGGGACGTCACCAACTCCAACGCCTCTTTTAGGTCGGAGTGCTTTCTGTCGTCGCCCTTATACTCAATTAACTTTTTCACTTTCAAACCTCGGCTTTGGATACGGAATTAAACGGTGTCATCCAACGTGATGACCAAAGGTGAATCAACCGCTGGATCAGCTCCCGCAGCCAGGACGGCCTCCCATGTGTATTGATTCGTTACTCGAGAGTTCCGACCACCCACTTCGGGTACTGCTGGAATGAGCTTCAACGCCGGGAACGAGAAAGTGATGCTCATCGTTGGAGACGAGTACACAACCTCTGCGGCGACAGGCCCCGTCAGATTGGTGAGCGCGACATCGTTTGTGTCGTCAAACGGAGTCGTGTGAATCAACTGGATCATCTGTCCGTCCGAAGGGAAGTCCCCGCGGTACCGACTGTTGTAGAACTCGTCGGCGAGGACCATGTTGTCGATCACGATCTGAGCATCCTTCATCCGTCGAAGCTGCCCGTTCACCGTGAGAGTTGACGACGCATGCGTCAAAGGTTGCGACGTAGCGAGATTCAAGCCAGTTGGCCAGCCGGTTGAAGCCGCCTTGGTCTCTTGAGTCGCTTCGATGTCCATCGCTACTTGAAGCAAGCTACCCGCCGCATCGCTAGACGAGAACGTTGCCTTGGCCACGATGCAATCGATGTAGGTGTACATTTGCTGAACGACGTAATCGACATGCCCTACGCGGAAGAACGGGCAAGCCGCCCCAGCCTTGATCACATTCCCAGAGAACGCAGTCCCCAGGATGATCGGCAAGAACCACCGCGCGTCTGTTGGACGGACATTGAACGACACCGAGCCGCTGACACGGGTCTTGTCGATTACGAAATCCTCGGCCCGATAATGAAGCAAGCCGGAAACGCCTTCATCCTTCGCCTCGGTCGTCTGCCCCTTCAACCCAAAGTTGAGGGCTGCGATCCGATTGACCAATGCCGTCGATCCGCTATTGGAAAACGCGAAAGCGTGACGCCTGGAAGTGTTGGCTGTGCAGTTGGTTGCTGGCATTGTTTCGGTCCCTTTGATCGCATGGATGTTTGGATCAAATTCTGATAACGCGCCGCACGCTTCAAACTGCTTGCCACCTGTCTTTCTATCTACTCAATCCCGGAACACGTCGGGCCGATGCCGCTCGCCACCGAATCCGGGTCGCTGAGCAATCGATTGCAACGACGGCAACGTCCTTCAAATGAGAACTCCACGCGATCAAGATATCGTTCAGGTGATTGCAATGCGGATGCCACCCAGACATAGAATGTCTGTCCCTGATGCTTCTTCCAAAGATAGACACGACCATCGTCTCCGATCATGCCGAAGCTGCGATAGTCGCTCTCGTTGTCTGGACCATGGAGCAGCTCTACCAACCGCTTCCCGGGCAGGAACTTGGCATCTTGCTTCATCGTCCGTATCCGGAATGTTCGATGCTCCCCGGTCTTCATCGACTTCATGGTGATTACACCGTTGTGAGTACGAATCTCAAAGGGCTTAAGAGGAAAAGTCAAAATCATCTATGGGACTTCTTTCAGGTTATTCTCCAAATTGAACAGCAAGGTAAGAGCCCGAAATCGTCTGTATTTCCAGCGAAAAACTGAAGAAAAGGTCAATTGCCGACGGATAAGCAATAGATATAGAAATCAACAGTCACAGCAGTATCAAAATGAGTTCACCAGCATGCCCGCGATAATCAATTCAATATCAATCGAGGAAATTCGTCAGCTTGAGAACTCCACGAATGCGAACATAAGGATCGGCAGTTACGGAATGGACTCGGTGTCTCCCACCGAGGAGATATTTTTCTATTATTCTCGTCTGCAACCTGAAGATATTTCAAGGATCTATCTTCTTAATGATTTCAGGCACTGCACAAATCAGGAATCTTGCCGACTTAGCGACCTGCACGAGCGTGCCCTGGTTACTGCTATGGAACGAGTGCCGCAACTGGCCGAAAACAAAATCGATCTACGCAACGTAGTTCACAAAGAGCCGGTTCTAGTTGGCGTTGACCTGCACCAGGGTGGGCTGACGGTAATCGACGGCAATCATCGTTTGATGGCCCACTATCTGAGGCACGGCAGTGTAGAAAGCGTTGGCGTTATACTTGCTATTCACAGAAGCATTGTTAATTGGGCATTCATTCCCCGCATTGCACGTGCTCATAGCTGAGCCTCGGGTGGATTTGTCTTCCATATCCACCAACGTATCTGTTTATTGCCAAAAAGGTTACGCAGCTCGCGGCTGGTTGTCCCTGAGACCTGCATGCTTAATCGAAAATCTCTCATCGAGAAGATCAAGGACGATACTTCGATGGCATTTTGAAACATCCGGGCAAAGACACATTAGGCATAGGCGTTTTTTTCTAGCAACCAACTCAGATACAGCGGACAACGCGTCCTCAGCGGCACATTCGAGATGATTTCTGACATTCAAAAAGAAGGTGTCATAGTCGCCAGTTCGCTTCAGTTCGGAACGCGCCCAGGATGGTGAACCTAGCTGCTTAAAGTGAACGTAATCAATCCCTTCGTCCTCGAGTCTCGTAGTGAGGCTTTTTTTTGAAAATCCGGACTTTCTGCTGATCGGAAGCTCTCTTGTGTCGACGAGCACATTGATCTTGTTTTCTTGAAGAAGATCAACAAAAGCATTGATATTTCGACTCCCATAACCAAGTGAAAAAATGGTTTTCAAAATAGGCTCCGACTGTCTTTTCGAATAATTTTCGTGGGTAGGTGATAAAGGGAGGAAATCATCCAGGTTTTGAACCGACTGTGCGTACCAAAGATGGCGAATACTGTCTTCTCTGGATTGAAAATACTACCTCTCACGCGATTTGCGACACGTTCTAAGCTTTCGTTCTCGGATAATCCATCGCGACGATTCCTTTGATAGCCTGCGTAATAACTCCACGCCAAAACTTTTCCGTCTTGTTCCTTAGAACCGATCTTCTGACGAAACCTAAGCCGGAACTGGTAGGGTACTCGTTCTTCGACTGCCCTCATTGCGGTTTCTTCCAAAAAGAAGTTTTTCTGGGCGATTAGTTCCTTTTGCTTTTCCGTCCACTCCACTTTGTCTGGCTCATAGTACAGCTCGATCGGTTCAATCTCAACACAGCCGTTGGTTAGACCTTTCCGTTCCATGTCATCTGTGCTTTCATGGACTGTATGCTTCATCCAGTCCCATCGCTCAGCCTCGCTGCCAATGTGTTGGAGTTTTTGGATTTCGCTGCCCGCTGCTAAATGCCAACTTTCTGGCCTCGTGTCTTTACTGTCTCGATAGGCTTTCACCCGTATTACATCCCATCTGTCGTATTGCTCGTCCTTGGCGAGGAATCGAAACTGAATTGGATAAAGCCGAACGAATTCTCCACTAGGCTGAACACCACCAGTGCAAACTGTCTCGACATACTTCGTGCTCACGGCTGGGTAAGTCTTGCAATTGACCAACAGTTCTAACGAAGTCTCTGTTCCGGGGATCTTGGACATGGGCGCTCCTATCAAGCAAACTTTGGACCAGCAATCTTTTACTACCACGTATCAATCTACGTGTCATCACCAATCCAAGATTATAGAATGACCAACACCCGAACGCGATGCTTTGCTATCAAACGGTTCGGCCCCCCGCCTTGTTACAAAATCCCGTCTTTTTGCTCGCCAACGGCAGTGAACGTCATGAACGAAACATCCATTCCCTGTCCCCAGGCGTTGTGATCGGTCACTGCACCAGGCTTCGCTTTGACCGTATGGATCTCCGGAACATCCGGCAGAGGAACCGACTCGATCGATTTGAACAGATCCTCCCGGGCGATAAGCAGCTCGCTCAGCTTACCCTTCAGCGAATTACTCCCCTTGAGGTAGAAGATCACATTCACCGGATACTCCACCGAGATGAAGGAATTATCCTCCCCGCTGATTTCTTCCGCCGTCGGGATGTAGAAAACACATTCATCTAACCCTCGAAGCATGTCTTTGAGCTTCGCACCCACCTTGGCGATCTGGTGACTCGATGGATCTGCCGGTACGCCTGGCAGTCCCAGCGATAGCACGAACTCTCGAACCGCTTCCAATACCCGCTCATAGAGCGAAACTGACACGTTCGTAATACGGAACACACTCGGCGTCGTGAACGCGACAGTCGTTCCGTTGACGGTCCCAAGATGAGCGATATAGCAACCAACGACCCCGGCAAACGCAACGCTTCCGTTTCCTGCTCGGCTACCAATCGGTGCGAAAGAGCGATCCGTGTTGCTTCCCATGAACCGACTCACATAGACGGTGTGGTTATCGCCAACCGCAGACCCCGTGACGACGAACACCCCGCCAGTCCCATCTTCGTTGTCTGTGAATGCTAGGCTTGCCATCGGTTGTCCTTTCTGACTTTCGCCCGAATCTTTCTCTTCACCTCAGCAACGAGTGCGACCCGATCGCTCCGATGAAGATAAAAGAACTGGCGCCGCGGGATTTTTGTTGTTCCAAACTGATGCTTACCGAAATACGGGACAGCTTTGCTGTTGATACCAATGTGGTAAGCCATTTTCTTGGGAGCCTGCAATCGCTTCTGATAGGACCCAGCCCCACCTGTTGCCGCCGTTCGCATCTTCCCGGTCAGGATCAACAACGGATGCGGACCATGAAGCAAGACCGTCAGAGCCGAGTGAACGGGCCAAGCCGCCCCCTTAGAGTCCTCTTGCCGATCGAAGTTTTCGTCCACGCTTTCCCTGACCAACTCGACCGCCCGCTTGAGCGGTTCTTCTTGCCTGCTGAAATCGTATTTCGCCAGCTTTCGCAGCTTCTTCGCGAACTCGAGCGCCTTCATTGCTGCTCCAACCCCTCAGGCTGGATCGTCGGCGTGCACGTGCATACGAACCGAGTGCCCATCAAGTTATTGAGCACTGCATCGACTCGCACCCAGAGATCGAGCCGATGCGTTTCCGAGACGATATGCAGCACATCGTTCTCCTCAACTCGCCATTCTCCTAGCTCCAACTCGTAGAGATGAACCGTATAGAGGTAGACCGTCCGGGGCCCCATCTCGCTTCGATGCTCGACATAGGACGCATCCTTGAACCGCACACACGGAACGGCCTTGCCATCCGAAACGCCACCGTCTGCATTCACCCGGTAGATCGTCGCCGACACGTCACGAATCCCCGGAAGCATCCGATGACGCGACTTGAGCCATTCGCGATTGATCAAGACTACCTCCCTGTGCGATACCGCATAATCACAGAAATCGCGGAGGTCGGTAGTTGCCGAATAATCTCCGCCGTCGCGGTCGAATAGCTGTAATCTTCGAAGTTCTCTGATTGCATGCTGCCCGTAGGATCCGCTGCGATCGTTTTTGCGAACGCCGCCAACGCGACTTGCATGTCATCCGGTACACCACCTGGAAAGCCGGCATAGTAGTTCACTTGCAACTCACTTAGGCGCCGGTCCTTGATCGGCCTGATCCGACCAGGGATTCGAAGCAATCGACCGACTCGCTCGTAGACCTCGATGCGCGTCGTAAGACTCTGGTTCTCAAAGTCGCAGGCATACGCAGACTCGTCCAAGATGAACTCCTCAGGAAACTGGCCGCCCCCACGTTCCCCGCATCGTTCCCGTATGTCGATAATCTTCGCCACAGGCCCGGGAGCCACCCGGGCTACGCATCCGACCACGCTTGTCTGTGCAGTTTTCCGCACAAAGAGGAGCCCTTTCGTGACAGGCGTGACCACCGTGAAGGTCCCAAACACTGCGATTCGGTTGTCGTCGACTCGAATGAAGTCCACTTCACCGTCGAGGCCAGAAACACCCGTTCGCTGGATGAACACAGTCCCTGATTCCGGCAGACCATGCCCGTACACTTTGATCACTACCCCTTCGCCGAGATCCATCTCATAAGTCGAAAACGCATCACCCCCGTCAATACCCAAAACGAGCTGGGACTGCGCATCCCCCGACAGCGAGGCCAATGACGTCTCTGCGTCAAAGGTAGTTATTTCTTCAATGACATGCCCGATGTACTTTCCGGTAATCCGATTAACGATTGCCGTCGCGCTGCGAAGTGCCTGAATCGCTTTATCGTCTGGCAGAACATCGACGCTCATGCCTGTTATCAACCGAAAAGTATCTAGTCGGACACCAGCCATTGCTTACCCCAATTTTCTGATTGATGCGAAGATCAATTCGGCTTTACGCTCACCGATTTGCTCCAATGATGTCACGCCCTTTTCAGCATGAAATCGCTCGATATCGGCGACCGTATTAAGGCCCGCTCCGATGAGCTGCTTCTTGAGCTCGGCAGCCAATTCAAGATCGGCAATCGCAACGGAACCCGACTTCGAGGACGCTACCTCGATAGGCGGCTGCACCACCACTTCGGGAGAACCCTTTACCTCGCCAGCCTCAGGACTCTTCTCGGCTTCTGCACCAACAAGCCCCTGGTCATCCTCCACAACCGCTTCATCCTCGGCTTGCTTCTCCGAAGGTCCACTGGACTTCTCAGTCAGCTCCGCAGCCGTTTGAGTCACTCTCTCGACTGTGACTCGATCCAAGGTTTCGGAACATCGCTTGACGTGATACGCGATCGCTTCGTCGCTCATCCGCGGCAACTCGGATGCAACACTGTTAGAAAACTGCAGAAGCACCAAAAGAGGATCGTCGTATTTGAGACACTCCCGAGCAACGTCGAGGCACCGCTGAACCAAGTACCTCTCTTCATAGAGCCTCCGAATATCTGCCACGGCTCGACCAAAGAAGAGCACTGCAAACAACTCACCCATAACCAGTCTCCTATTAAAGCAAAGAAGCTCCCGTCGTTTGACGAGAGCTTCTTACTATCCGCGGCAGAATTCAAATGTTCGCTACGAGAGAGGCGACCAATCTGAACCATGATAGGCAACGTGCTCGGGGACCCACAGACCGCACACAAGCTGACTAGCCGCTGGAGAGTTGAACGAAGCACCCACATATGCGTAATCGGCACCAACATCCAAATCAGCCGGAGATATACGGATTAACGCCATGAACTGATTCGTCGCGGCTCCGCGATCCGTAGCAGACGCATAAGAGTTCGCTGGAGCTTCACGATTGACCAACACGGACTTCGTCCAGTAGTCCTTCGCGGCCGCGATCGCCCCAGCAGAACCTGCCTTGAAGAAGACTTCCTTGATCTGCAGAACCTTCGAGCTACCACCGGCATTGGTCTTTGCTTGGTTCAGCGTGATCGTAATGTCTTGACCCGTCGTACCCACGCCAATGAATAGAAGCAAGTTGAGGAAACCGTTGACGTTGGTAACACCAGCCCAGTTCGTGGACTTCGCGCCACCAGTCAGATCTGCGAGAAGAGCCGGCGAGCCACTGTCGCCGAATGGAAACTGCTTGAACATGTTTTGAATGACTCCGTTTTCGATTTAATCGCTGGCTTTGTAATAAGCCTCGGGAGCAGCCTCCCGAGGCAAAAATCAACACAGGCAACCGCTGAAGCGGCTAATTGCTACCGAGCTTCCAGGGCAATGAAGTCGCCTTGCGAAACCGTTCCGTACTTCGGAGTCGTCGGCTTGTCGAACAGTGGTCGCCCGTCAATTCGGAATGTGAACTTGATCGCCGTTTGACCACGGAGGAACTCGACGTGCGGAGAAACGAGCTCCTGAACGCCACCCTTCGAGATCGTCAGGTACTGACCAAGATTCGCCAAAACGATGTCACCTTTGTCGCCGAGCTTTTGGTTGAACTCGGTCGGAATCACCGGACGCCCCATCAAGGTCGCATACGGGCTCGCGGAAAGACCTCCGGGAGGAAGGTACACAACCCCGTTTTGCCCGCCGCTTCCCATTGTCATCGAGTAAAGTTGAGGCTCGATCTCTTGGTTGATGTACCAAGCGTAAGCATCCACAGGCTGACCAGTGCGTCGGCGAGCCCACATGTTGAGGATGTTCTGTGCGTTGATGGTATCCGCCGATTGGGCATTCTCCTTCGCAACTTCGACACATGCCGTGCTCTTGAGGAAACCGAGCATCCGCTTGCCGCCAGGGCCATTGAACACAGCGTCACCCGTCATGAACGCGATTTCGCGTTGCACAGCTTGGCGAACCCACTGCTCCAAAGCGTAGCTGTTATCCTCGAGCAACTCGTCGGTCAGGTAGACCACGACGCACAACTTCTTGAGCTTGAGCTCGGTCGCGTCGATCGAAGGACGACCAGCAGAAGCCAAGTCACCTTCCTCGAGCCAATAACCGAGCAACCCACCGGATCGCTGCCCATCTGCACGACTGGTTTCTTGCAGCTTGGGAAACGCCATCGTATTGCCCGAGACGGTGAACTGATTGGTTCGGCTCAGAACATCGTTGTCATAGTAGATCGCCGCAATGTCAGGGGCGAACTCAGGCAACACCAACGCACCAGCCGACTCGCTGTCGAGCGTGTTCATGGCGTTCGCCTTGACGAGCATGTCGACCGCTTTGTGGTGCCGCGACTCGAACTCGTTCTGATTCTTGTACCCCAACCGCAAGAACTCGGAGAACGACTTGAACTGACGCTTATAGCCGGCAGGGGCGCGAAAACGGCGACCCTTCCGCATTGCCCTGAGCTTACCCTTCACAATCTGGGTCGGCTCATAGTTATCTTCCTCGAAGAAACTGAGCGCGTTGGTTTCATGATTCAAGTGAGAGCCTTCAACACTCCCCTTTACCATGTTGCCAATCTCTTCCATTCGCTTTTCGAGATTGGTCATTCCCGTCAAAATATCTGAACTCATCTTTCAAACTTCCCCCGCCGCCGCGCGGCCGCTGTATTTACCTAAAAACCCCCAGAACCGCACTCCCTACTCGGATCGCATCTGCATCGGCGTAACGTCGAGATTTGCAACCAAGTCTTCGAACCGTTTCTGCAGGCTTTCGAATGCCTGCTTGTATTTGGACTCGTCCACGCTTGCCGCTTGAGGCTGCTTGAACGACTTCGCTTGCTGATTGAGGCGATCGATGTCCGACACCGTCTGATTCAAGATGCGAATATTGGCAACACTGAGCTTGCCGCCATTCTTCGCCGCCGACTTGGCAATCATGTTGACGCGTGCTGCAAGCCCTTGAAGCTGATCGCGACTTCGGTTGCTCGAGCAGAGGAAGCTCTTCACAACTTCATCGGTTGGCTCTTCCGTCGGTGGAACCAACGGTTCGAGAGCCGAGTACTTCGAGCTATAGAGACCCTCGAGGCTCGTAGCCAAGTCTCGAGCCTGCTGAAGGACCTCGGTCGCTTGAGACTTAACGTCATCTGCTTCGACAGGCCCCAGAGCCTTGGTTGCGGTTTCGATCAACCCCAACAAGTTGCCATGGATCGAGCGAAGCACTTGCGCACCGAGCGGGAGCTCTTCTCCAACAATCTCCGGCTCGTCGACAACCACCTCTTGGCTAGCCGCGGCATCGGATACAGGCCCAGTTGCTGGCGCTTCATCGTCGGAAAGCAATTCGGCAGCAGCCCGTAACATCCCTTGGGACATCTCGTCATACTCTCCCATTTCCGCCATCGACTTGGCCAACTGTTTTGGCCCCATCTTTTTGATCTGCTCGCTAGTGAGCTTTTTCATCTCGACTACCCTCTCGCTTTGCTTCGAATCGATTCCCGGCGTTGAAGCCCGAGTCTCCAACGTTGATAGAAGACTCTTTCGAATCACCGGATGAATCGACTGACCATCCAAGGTGTTAAGTGAGAGAATCCGATTTGCTGCCTCACACTGCAAATCGGCGATTTCCTTGAGAAACTCATTGCTCTTGACGATGCGAGCGCCGGGGTTGACCGGCAAAGTACAGTAACTCCACTCGTTCATAAAAGCTGTCTCGATGAACAAGATCTCGTCACCGAAGGAATCGAAACCGATCGCGCAATCCTCGACACTGATTCCGATAGAACTCGTGCGAAGAAACTTCTGCACCACGAGATCGAAGAACTGCATACTCAGCTTGTTCTTGGCTTGGTGATGTGCGACCGCGTAGGTCCCATCTTCTTCTTGCGTAACGGTTACATTCCCATCGCCGTCTTCGGACACTGCAACGGGAAGAGTGATCCCCTCCAAGCCGTGGCCATAAAGAACGACCGGGTTATCGCGATAGATATCGAGCTTGATCCCATCTTGATTAACGACGTGATTAACGCGATCCATCTGCGACGTGCTGATGCGCATGCGAACCGTCAAATTGTTTTCGTCGACCGCAGGAGCCGCGACAGAGTCGACGGCTATTTGATCCCCGTAAGGACCGGACTTGCAGAAGTACAGATGTCCCGTGTTACCCGCTTCCCGCGATGGCAACAGCAATCGACCTACTTCCGAAAACTGAACTTTTCGCTTCTCCATGTTTCACCTCGTAAGGTGAAACTCGCGAAACTCAACACACAGAGCAAATCAAGAGGGCTCCCGCGGAGAATGCGGTTTCGAGGACTTTTGTTGAACTCGCACCCAGTTGCGAATAACAGACTCCGACAATCCCAAACGACGAGCGACTTGAGGGATCGTGTTGCCTTTGTTGACGAGCTTGAGCGCATCTTGCTTCGTCTTATCGCAAATCTTCTTCCCCATGTGACCGTTCGCCATAATCCTCCTGCCTCCCAAAGATCAGTACCAACCGAGCCCATTGCATAAAGATCGCTTAAGTTGAGACCTGAGTGCAAGCGATCAGATCGCGACGTGTTCAATCCAGCATCGGCATCGCTTATGAGCTGGCGTACCGCGAGGAAATTTAACCCCCCATACTTCTCGAGTCGTGCCTTCGAGCGGTTCACATATATCGCACGCGCCCGGCTCCGTTCTCCAGACCTCCACGATCGTCTTGCCCTTAGCACGCAACACATTGGTACCGGCGATCTCCGCGTCGGACTGCGTTTCAGTCACCGTTGTAACCGCCGTCATCTCCGCATCTGCCTGCGTGAACGCATCGCCTCTAGCAGCTCGCCACTCTCTCGGAGAATACGGATCCACGGAACTGCGAAGAGCGTCTTGGTTTCTAGACACAACCGCCGGATCACCTAGAACGGTAAAGATAGTGCGGGGGGCGGATTCAAACTGCCTCCGCCTAGCGGCTTCCTCTTGCCTGAAATTGATCACTCGAGCCTTCCACCTCACGGCAATATCTCGAGTCCACCTGCCGAAAAAGAGCATGAACGCCGCGGATGCAGCGTTCGCGTTTTGCTCTTCCTCGAACTCTTCCAGCAACTTCTGATTTGCCAGAATCCATACAGCCCAGACCGCGTCGAGACATCGCTCCCTAAGCAATCGGACAAGAGTCTCTTCGCTCAGGAAAGACGGATCTTCAATATCCGTCCACTCCATCCAAACCGAAGCGAGTACCGCTTCCAGTTCTTTTTCTCGTAGCTCCCGGTTTGGGACTTCCATATCTCAGAACCTTGACCGCGTAGCCAGTGGTTATCGACAAAGCCGGTTCTTCAAGCATCGCAGAGGACGCACAGCACGTCTCACCACCCCGGTCGCCACCCCAGCCGCACTTGCTACCGCAGCCTTTGCTAGAGGAGCGCCGCGACCAACACAAGCACTACCCGAACACCGGATCGCCGTGATAGCTCCGCTTTGAAGCAACTCTCGATGCCCTTTCTTCGACTTTAGCCAAGCCGCGACAGCAATCTCCTGTGTAGCAAACCCGGAACTTTTGAACACGACCTCCGGACCATTAAAATAGCGATCGTGATACAGGAACCGACTTCGATCCAGTTTCCTCGCAAACACGAGTGCACCGAAATCCCCGGATGTATCCGTCGCCGCACTGGTCACGCACGTCGAACAACCCTCGCTTGCGAATCCCGTGGTTCGAATCTCTCGCACGGCCTGAACAGGAATCGCAACTGCGTTGACAACTCCGGCCACAACCCTTGAACCCGGCACCGGGCATACTCCATTCCTGCATTGTGCAAACAGGTCACTTCCAGCGAGTAAGGCAACACACATCGCCAAGACTCCTACTAAACTCCATCGCTTCACTTTACCGTCCTCCTCGTAGATCTTGGCTCTCTGAGCCACAAACTTTTCAACTCTGCCCTGTGCTGAGCTGAACATATAAAGGTGCCGGGGCTGATATGTTTTTCTGTAGCACACTCGCTACCTGTCGCCCCAACGGCACCACCCCGCAAAATCTGGTATCCAAGGAAAAGCCTCTTTCGAGGCCACGAAACCTACTCAAAATCTTCTACTCGAAGCTCCCCGCCATCTTCAACCGATGCGGAGATGAGGTAGACGCCGGACTCGCGACAGATTTCGGCGATCTCCTGCTTCAACTCCGGCCCGAGCGACTGCCACGCCTCTTGGCACAACGGGATCACCCCACCTTTGCCAACCGACCGAACGGCGTACTGCAACGCGACTCGCCACTTCTGCCCTGTGGAAAGCTCTTCGAACGCAACTTCCTTCTTGCGACCCTCATGCCGCACGACAAGCAATCCATCTTTGATCTGGATCGGACCCTCAGGCAAAGCCTTCTGAGCGCGACCGATCACTTCTTGAGCGAACTTGCGAATGTCGATCGCCCTATTGGCAACATCGACCGACTCGTTTTGCAGCGACATGGACTCTTTGAGAGCACCCTTCCGTTGTCCCACGGTCGCCGCCACGTTGAGCAGCTCGATCGCCTTGAGCTCGTTGGATCGCAGTTCACCCAATCGTTCCTCTGATGGACTTTCACCCGGATCGGCGATCTGCGATCGCAACCTGTCCAACATCTGTTGCTTTTCGATCGCGTGCTTTTGCTGTTGTAGCAAAGACTGAAGTTGACGTTCTGCAGCTTCTAGTCGCCTGCGCAACCCTTCGACTGTAGTTCTCGCATTGGCGATGTTGGATTCCAGATCTTCTTGGTAAACCACTCCGCTTGCTTCAGCTTCTTGGATCTGCTCTTCGATTTTCGCGTTAGCTTCGGATACTGATCTAAACCGAGTCGCTTGCAGCTCGGCCGCTTGCAACTCGCTCGAAGCCTTTCGGCTGTTCTCGAGCGCCTCTTGGTAGCCCAATGCGCCCTGCAGTTGGTCGACGTCCCCTGCCTCTTGACGCTTCGCTGTTGCCATTCCAGCAAGCCTCTCGGCCGCCCGTTCTTGTTCCAGCGCAAACGAATCCAGCGCCCGCTTGAGCTTATCAGCCATCGTCACTGGATCATCAGCAGACGCAATGTCATCGATATCAATCTCGGACTTGAACTCTTCGAATCGATCCCCCAGCAAGTCGGATGGAGTGAGCTTGTTGCCCCCGATCGAGATCAAGCATCGCACGCGAGCCTTCTGCCGAGCCGCCGCATCAGCAACCTTGGGTTCGACCAATGTCGCGATATCCAGGCGACCGCCCAATGTTGGAACGGCGACAGCCCCCGAAGTGGTGGACCGTTTGCCGATTTTCACACTTCGCCCAAGACCCGTCACCTCGCCCGCGGATTCACCATCATGTGGAGTAAGGCCGACTAGTGAGTCTTTGTCCCCGAGCAATCCCGACAATGCACGGATCGCTGTCGTCTTTCCCGTTCCCGATGTGCCCTTGAGGATTTTGACTCCTCCTCCTCCCTCTGGCAGATCAAACACGATGTTTGTGATCGGGCCAACGGACTTCATTTCGACTGTACTCATTACTCGCTCCTGCGACTTGACTTGATGGACACAATTGCCTGACACCAAGAAAGGCCGGAAAAGCAGGATTTTCATCGCGTTTTTCTGTGCGATATTGCTAATCACTCGAAGAAAGTTTCCTCCCACTGCTTCTGTTGAAAGCCATCAGACGGGCCATCAGACGGGCCATCAGACGGGCCATCAGACGGGCCATCAGACGGGCCATCAGACGGGCCATCAGATCTCTGGGTACTGGTTTTTGGTTATGCCGTAGTAGTGCACAAACTTTGGATTGCCCATTCCAACAAGGTGCGTCACGCTCGTGTCGATCTGCCCGAAATAGACCTGTTCTGAATTGAGCCACTCCTCGATGATCATCTCCTCGGAGCCAAACCAATGTTCCGATACGCCTTCATTCCCCAATTCCTGGACAATCACCGAGCATCGCATCTGCTTATCACGGTACGCCGCCCACCACTCTGGTGAATCGATGGAGAAATCTCGATTCAACCATGCCCAGAAACGCTCGGCGTCTGATCGAGTCAAAGAGAACATGCCCGTACTGGCCGCATGGAAAAACTCTCGCCGATATGTCCCCGCCCATACCAGCTTGCAGTACATGTGCGCATGGTTCGGATCCATCTCACCGGGGAACCCACAAAACGACGGACTCGCCTTTGGAGCGAAAAAGGATGTGCTAGGCAACTCAAGTAAGTCGTTGATGGATGCGTTCACACTCGGGTAAACGTCAATATCCATCCAGAAGTAGCGATCCCCCATGCGGGGCGAATCTAGGAACCGACGGATCGATTCGAACTTGAGCAACGTTCCGAACGTCCACGACCCCGGCCAAGTCGCGAGCTTCCCCCAAGTCCCCATGGTGGAAGCCAAAAAGTCGTACTCCACGTCCTGGTCTCGGCACCAGCGCAGTTGTCGACGCAGCGCCCTGCCTACCCAGTCGACCGAATACTGCGAGTTTGGATGAACGTAGAAACCAGATGATATCAACATACCTCTTACCCCGAACCGAGAATGGAATTCCGTTGAGTAGAGATATCCGCACGTCGGACGAATCAGCAAATAGCATTTGTGATGTTGGCGGCACGACTTACGAGCGTTGAGCTCAAACCGTGAAATAGCATCCGTTAGGTGTCAATGCTACTCATTGAAGATGCGAAGCACTTCGAAACCATCGAGAAGCGACGGTTTGGAATCGCATACTTCGTGAACTAGCTTTTGTTGCATCGCTTTCTCTGTCGTCCAAACAACACCCAGATTCACCAATCGAATAGCCGCCTCCAATTCCATTCCCAGACATTCAGAAAGGACCACGGCCGTCGAATGGTTGTCACTTACCAGCAGCTCGTAGATTTCTTTGGCACGAAGTACATGTACTTTCTCGTTGAGATCCCAAGCAGCTGAGTGAATCAAAAAACGAGTGTGTGGGAGCGAAAGTCGCTTTCTGCCCGAACAATAGAGAAGTATCGCGGCCGAATCCACCGTCCCGCATCCGACAGTGGTCAATGAGCAGCTTTTCGGCAAATTTGCCAGCGCAGAGAATGCAGCTCGCGCTGCAATGTTGTTACCCCCGCTCGAGCTGATCAACAATAGCAACTCATCTCCTGGTAGCACTCGATTCAAATGCTTCAGAAGTGAACCAACTGAGTTACTCGAAACGCCGCTCGTGAATTCAATAGCAATTCTCTGCCCCATAGCAGTTCCTCAAGGCTTGTTCGGACGTTTTTCGCTGTTGCAGATCGGTTAGATTTCTATGGAAGATCTAACCCGTCAACATCGACACATATCGCAGCATGGTCGGACGCCGCGTCCTTCCAGCCAGTCACTCCCGGCATAGGCGAGAGGCCAGGAATCTTTCCTTCTGCAACCGCGCTCATTCCGGTTCTCACTACCTCGACATTCTTGACGAGCTTGCGAAGAGCATCGGAAACGAAAACATAGTCGATCTGAGTGCATCGTTTTGCGACTGGGTTGCGTTGGTAGTAGTAGGTCCATCGATCCGTGGCTGGAAGATTGGCTACGTCGAAAGCATCAAACAATTTTGGAACAGCATAAAGAGGTTGGATCGGTGTGCTGTCCGGCGTGTCGTTAAGGTCCCCCATTACCGCAACAAGATCTTTTTTCAGGTTGTATCGGGTGGTCAGTATCTGTGCTAAACGCTCACTCTGCGCCGTCCGCTTTGCAATCGAATCAGGCGTGTCGCCCCCGAACTTGCTCTTAAAGTGGTTGGCGATCACCCACAAAGACTTGCCACCAGCGAGCTGAAGTTCGACTTCAAGACAATCTCTACTCCACACGCTTCGGACCTTGCCTGCAATCGTTCGTTGATCATAAACGTTGCTACGGATTGTTCCCAACTCGGCTTGTTTCCACGCGACCGCGATATCGATTCCTCTCGGGTCGATTGGAGAGTCAATGAGCATGTTTCGGTCAAGGCGTTGCGCTTTCGGTTGGATAAACTCCCTCATGAAATCGGATAGCGTTTGCCTTCCTTCGACTTCGATCAAACACATCACGTCCGCATTGAGTGACTTGATGAACTTTGCGGTATTCGCTCGTTGCTTATCACCAAAACTGGTTCGAGTAAACTCAATAGCTCCGTCCCAATCATCCTTTCCGTTGGCTTTGACCTTCGTTCTGCTACGACCAACAAAAAACTTGCCTCTATCTTGGCGTATCGTCACGTATCCTTTGAGTTCGGTAAGCAGTAACTCAATGCGAGCCTTGTCGTACGTCGCTTTCTGCAGTTCTTTTTGCAGGAGATCGGCGGCTTTGAGCAGCTTACTCGACTTGCTCGTGTCCTCCATGTTGATGATTTTTGGTCGGTCGAAGAGATTTTCAACGTTAAACGTCGCAAGTCGGAGCATGATTTCCTCGATATGAAGATTTCGGGTGGATCCATCGAATGGACCTGATTGTAGCCGATCTCAAACCGCAAGGGCTGAGGGCGTCCAATGTGTTTAGAATGGATCTGAACGCCTAAGGAAGTCCAGAGAGCTTGAAACTAGCTTCGGCATCGAATCGCCCATCACAACCCACTACTTGTTTGATCTATCGGAACTGCCATGCCTGCGTTCGACAAATACAATCTAAATCTAGCCGGCGAATTTCGTGTCGCGGCTGAACTCCTACTCCGAGGTGTCTACGCCTCGATTACATTCGGGAACAAGAAAGGGGCCGACATCTACGCAATTGGTGAAAATCGACGATCAGCAGTTGTCGAGGTGAAGTCTTCGCAGACGAGATCGTTTGTGACCGGTTTCTATCAAAAGTATTCGACTCAAGAGAAGGCATGTCCCGACTTTTGGGTTCTTTATCATGTTGTGCCAAACGCCCCTGGATTCTGCGAACGATTTTTCGTGCTTACCCATCTTGAAATGGCGGAGGCTCAGGGGGCTTGCAATTCTCCTGGCCGAGAATTGTCGTACGAGCAGCATGTGGATCTAGCCAGACGCGGAGTCGATAACGTGAAAATGACGGCGATCGAGCAGTTTGAAGGTCAATGGAGTAAGATAGTGGCGTACTGTAACGGCTCAGGTTGAGCGATGGGGCTATTTGCCCGCGTTTTCCGGTGCTGATTCGCAATCACATTCGCGACCTTAAGCGATTGTTGGAGCGAACTCAAGGCGTTTCAACCCGAACGAATAGTCAAACAATGCCCAAAAAGAACAAGACTTCTGCGTTGCCAAAATCGCAGAGAAAAGACACGACCTCCACCAAATCCACTGCCAAGGTTGGAGGGAAAGAAGACGCTGACCTCACGATGCGAGCACTCAGCATTCGTCAGCCCTGGGCGGAGCAGATCATGCGGGGTGAGAAGGTAACTGAGTTTCGAAGTGTGCAAACCAACATCCGCGGAACTGTTTACGTGTACGCCAGTCTCGGGCGTTACCCCAAGTACTCGCAGGCTGAGATCGTTGAAGAAGTAGGGTTTGAAATTGAGGACTTGCCTCGAGGGTTGATCGTCGGAACTGTGGATATCGCAGGTTGTGAGGAGTTAGGGGAAGGTAGGTTTGGCTGGATTCTTAAGAATCCCAGACGACTAAAGAAGCTGCTGAAACCAACCCAGCAACCCAATCCAGCATGGTTCTATCCATTTGTTTCCCCCGGAAAAAGCTGATTCTTCCCGATCATCGGATCATCTGCTTCTCCACCCACGTCGTTTAAATCCCGGCAATACGTCCCATCACATTAGCCGCCGAAGGCCCACAGAATGCCAGATCAGAATATTTGCACGATCAGAGAACTTGGCGAGGCTATTGGCCTAGATGAACGACAGATAGAAGAATTAGTCGCTAATGGCCAAATAAATCTTCCAAAGCCGCCTTACGATCCAGGGGCGATCCTTCTGGAACTGGTTGTAAAAGGCATAGTGCCCTTATCACATCTTCAAGCGAAAGATAGCGAGGAATACACAGAGCCAGCAAAACTTGTTGCTACCTATGTTGCCGGCATGAGTCTTAAAAACGCTGCAATAGGCGATTTTATCGAAAACCTTGCGGAGGAGCCGTCCTTTACAAAGGCGATCGAAAGTGAAGATGCAGAACTTATCGCAGAAGCGGTAAGGATGAATGGTCAACTACCTCGAAAAACTTGGCTACCAGTTGAGCGATCAGACCGTCTAGCCGTTGCAATTGCGCGACCTAAATCTGCGGCCCTGTTTTTCGATCGGGTATGGACACTCGACAGGTCGATACCGAAAGATATTGGGTTCCGCGTCGGTACGAGCAATGAGCGATTTGCCCTTGGAATGCTGGACAGCATCGCGGAAATGATCGAGCAGTACGACGCTACTTCCGGCGAGAAAATCGATGAAGTATTGTGGACCTTTGTCGAGAAACCGGAGGTTGAGTCCCTCATCCACTCGACTTATCGGCAAATCTTAAACAAAGACCTTCAGCATCAGAGCACCCATCAATTTTGTGACTACTTCTCGTCAGAGCCAGGGATGAAGGGTGTGTACGCAAGCGGGAACACAGGAATGATCCTTACTGCAATCGAATCTGCAAAAGGAATTGACGAAGCGAAACTTGAGTGGGATCAAGTTCGAGAGATTCGCGCTGACAGCGAAGCGTCGTTGCGACTCCGGCGAATGCTTCACTGGTGTGACACTAACCTTGTCGGGAAGGACCTCAAGTATATTGAGGACGAGATTTGCCTCCGAATTGCAGAATACGATGACGCTGTAAGAAAGCACGGCGTCTCGTTAGCATCTACAGCAATGGGATATTTGGTCGACGAAAAAGTCCTCATACCGATCATATCGACGATCGCCTCAGGTATGGGCTATTCTACGGAGGGGGCAATTGCGGGGGCGGCTTTCGGCATCGGAGTTCACTTAGTTATGGTGGGTAAGGAGACATACCGATTTCACCGCGAGAGAAATGCACAGCAATCGCAAGATCCGTTTGCGTATTTGCATTCGTTTAGGTAGCTAACCACATCACCAAGTACGAAGCGAGCTTTCCTTCTCGAATTTAGAGCTCACTTCGATTTGCAGCGATTAAAAAAACGCTGCAACTTCGCCTTTGCTTGATATCGCCGTTCGAGTGACGAACTCACTTAATGCGAATTGATCGGACAAAACAGCTTGCCGTTGGGTCCCTACTGATTCTCGTCGGCTTTTGCCGCCTCTAATTCGATCAGCTTGTCGATAAAATGCCGAGCCTTCTTGAGGTCTTCGACCCCGTTTTTGTTTTTCCAACGAGTCAGGTACTTCACTGCACTACCCTCGAAATAGCCGAGCCCATTGGCTGCGATATAGTCCCACGGCTCGATCTGCAAGTTTTTGTAATGATCCCCGCCGTGTTGAATGCTGTTCGCGTGTGGCACGAAGCCTCTCCTCATCATAAAGTTCCCAGGTTCTTGGGAAGTTCTGCCGGATCAAATCGCTGACCGCGTCGGCGTAAACTCTGATCTCGTACTGTGCATCGGAAGACTGACGAAGCATCATGAATGCGAGCCAGTTTCGCAAGTTCGCGGAAGCACGCATCTTGGAATACCGAGCGACTGGTAGCACGATACGAGCCAGTTCCTTGGGTATCCCGATCCGCAACCCGTGTTGATAAACGTCCTCGATGTTGTGGTAGAGCTGATCAATCCGTTCGAGCCACTCATACGCTTCGTCGGCAGTCAGCCCCCTGCCGATCCCTTGAGCTTGCTTGTTCGTCGTCTTCGTGTTCGCACCGCTCAAAAGTCGATCGACCGTCGGCGTGTAGTTCTCATCCGGAAGAGGAACGTAGCGGGCGGACATTTCGTTGTAGCTCTGCGTTCTATGTCGCATCCATTCGCGGAATACGAAGATCGGAGCCTTCACTTCTATCACCATGCCACCCATCTCAAAGGGGCTGCTATGCCGCTTGGTGTACAGATGCCGCAACAGCCTTTCATCCTTGGGCTTGCCGGGCACTCCCCAACCTAGAAAGCCTTTATCGGTCGACATCCTCGCCGCTTCGACGATACGCTCGTCAGACCCCCAACCTTCGACGAACTGAACGTAGCCGGCATCCAGCAATAAGACCTTCGACATTCACCAACACCTTCCCGTCCGCGACCACTGGCAGCATCAGCTCCCGTGCACGTACCCGGGAGGCGACCAGTCTGTTTCCTCTTTGCCTTGTTCGAGCCGGCTTAATTGCGATGGGTTCATGCCCCACTTCGAAGCCGCTTCACGCAGCGTCAGTTGCAATGTATTCACTCTGTAACCATGCCACCGCTCACCGCGTTCCATGCGAGCGAGCTTTTGCTGCGACACAATCCCCGAGCCCTCGCACCCAAAGCAGGGCACATTCATAGCATTTGGTCGCGGTCCCTTAAAATCCGGCGAGTATCGGATCCCTGTTGCCAGCAGTGTTTGCTCGCCCTCGCACAACGGGCACGGTTCCATTTTCTCGATCACTTCACTCATCTCGAAACCTCTGTATCACGTCACCTGAACAACCACTTGCGTAGATCTTTCTCAAACCAAAAGTGGTACTCGCCTTCGTACCAAACCACTAGGCTGAAGTCCTCTATTAACCGTTGAAGCCCGTAGCACGCGAGACAGACCAGCAGGGGCAGCATGAACCAATCACGACCAAGTGGAATCTCTGTTCGCGGTGACCTACTTGTTGCATTTGCTGCGTATAAGTTCAAGACCGGCGATCCTCCGCCCGGCGATCGTACACCATTCTCCTCGGTATCTAAAAACCCCGCCCGCGTTTCTCCCGAGTGGTCGCTAAGATAGGACAGGATTCGAGCAGGGCGATCGCTTAAATTCTGCACTTTAGGCAAATATCTGAGAACAATGCAGGCATGAGCTAGAATTGCTCTTGAAACGAAAATGGCCCTCAAGGGACAAGTTGGTTGCAAAACATAATCGACCCCAGGAGAGCCAAGGATGGCCAAGCGTAAACGATCTGGTCGTGCACCGCAACTTCAGCATGGCAAAAAGTCGACTCCATCGCAGCATGACAAACGCAGCAGGTTGTCGAGCTCGAATCCCACTCGACGTAAAACTACGGCAGCCAGCG